CATACCCCAGGTTACATGTCAGAAAAAATAGTTGACTGCTTATTAAGAGGCTCAATCCCAATTTACTGGGGTGCAAATGATGTTATACAAGAATATTTTGATACAAAAACTGTTTTGTTTTTTGATAGTGAAAGTCAATTTGAAAATATCGTTAATAATATTGCAACTGATGCTTTTTACAAGAGTAATATTGAATCAATAATTAATAACATGATTATTTGTGAAAAAAACCTAGATAAGGGTAAAGATAAAATAAATCCTTTTTATTATTATTTTATAAACAATATTTTAAAAAATATTCTATAAAATGTTGTACTATATTATATAATCATATATGGAGAATATATGTTATATAATGAAAATACTGATCGTGCTAAAAGAGGTAAAAAATTTCAAACGGAATTTTATAATTTAATGTTAGAAAACAAGTTAAATGTTATTCCTACTTGGGATTATTTTAAACAAAAAAATAAAAATTACACAAAGGTAGATTTAGCAAAATTAGAATTAAGAAATGGTGATATACTTTTATTTGATGAACGAAAATATATTATTGCACATTTTGAATTATTTACTTTGTTAAATGATGATGGGCTGTTCCCTGTTTCAAAAACTAAGAATTTTATTGGTGATAACAAATACTATGTAATTAAACTGTTGTCAAATGATGATGTGTATCTAATGCATTCTAAATCATGGAATAGTTATGCACGTAAAATTAACAAACAAGTTAATGTGCATGGTAAAGATTTTTACTGCTATAATAAGAACATAATATTAAATTTTAGAAATAAAATAAAAATTGATTGTGGTGTAAATGGTAACATAGGATCTATAAAAGATTTTGTTTTAGGTTCAAATCCTAACAATCAAAAAACTTACTTACACAACGAGGTTAAACATGCAAACTCCAGCATACAAAGTAAATGACTGGGTTATTTTGACACAAAAATTTGTAGTCGACTTAACTCATATCAAAAGAAAGAAAACACAGCCATACTTAGCAAAGATAGTAGAAGTAAAACCTACTGTCAGCTTAGGCCCATGTTACGTTATAGAAATTAACGGTGAACGTCAAAAGTTATGTTATTGGGAAACTGATATAGAAAGAAAGTTTGATAGAAACGCTAATGAAGATTTACTATGGCAAACATGGGGTGATAAATGAATAAAAACATTAAAAACTATTTTAATTTTCTAATTGCTATTTATGATACTGAGATTAATATATTTTATGATGAAATAGAATATATTATAAGTTGTATACGGGCAAATAAAAAACATTTAGAGTATCCTGAGTATGACACAAACACGTGGGTAAAATTTGTCAATAGCATAAAAAACCATTTTCATTTTGACCGGACTTGCATTTTACAAATTAAATAATATTTCACAATACTTATAATTAGTGACTTATTTTTAAGGGAGGTGTTATGTATGTTATTTCTTGCGTTAGGCTGTGTTGATTATGGTGTCATAAAAACTGATCCAAAACAACCGACATTATTAGTTCATCCACAGCACATTGATTTTGGCCATTTGCTGTCGGGGCATGAAAACGCAAGTGAAAACATATATATTATAAATTCGGGGGACTCTGATTTAGAAATCTTGTCCCCCGAGTTAATTTCTGGTAATAGTAGATTCTCTATTGATACAAATATACCACTTGTTATAGGCATCGATGAAATAGTGGAATTAAAAGTTGACTATACGCCTGAAACTTATGAAGCAAATGGAGGAATAGTAAGAATAATCAGCAGCGATGAGGAAACGACCACTGTAGAAGTTACACTTGAAGGTTACGGCGACGCCCCAGTGCTAAATATAGAGCCAGAAACTATTGATTGGGGAGACATCACAATCGGCTGTGATATTGAAGAACGTATAACGATAGAAAATAGTGGCAATCTAGATTTGATAATTGAAGATCTAGATCAATTAGTAAATTCACCAGTGGATATAATTTTAGAAAATGGCACATTGCCATCTACGCCGTGGGTAATACAACCTACGCACCAGTTAGACTTTTTAGTTTCTTATATACCAAACGATATTGGTAATGATGAAAGTATTATAAAAATTACCAGTAATGATCCACAGAAAGCGGAATACCAAATTACTCAAAAGGGTTATGGAGAAGTTGAACAATGGTATGATGAAACTTGGGTCCAAGATGAGGTACCAGTTTTAGATATATTGTGGGTAATTGATAACTCAGGCTCAATGAACCGTTTTCAAACTAATTTGGCTAACAATACTGGCGTTTTCGTAAATGCATTTTTTAATGTTGGTGCTGATTTTCACATAGCAGTTATCACAACTGATGATCCTTCATTTACTACGATCGTAAGTAATAGTACTCCAAATGCTTCAAATGTATTGGCACAGCTTTTAATGCCAGGAATAGGCGGAAGTGGTATAGAACAGGGTATAGAAATGTCTTTTCAGTCATTGTCTAATGGTTTATACAGTGGTCCCGGGAGCCCATTTTTTAGAACAGATTCTAAACTAGTTGTAATATATGTTTCTGATGAGCAAGATTGGTCGTACAATGGTTGGCAAACATATACTACATTTTTTGATAGTTTGAAACCAGCTGGTGATTTTATACCGTACGGTGTAATAGGTGATATACCTAACGGGTGCCAACTTAGTAGTTGGGGTTATAACGTTGCTCAACCAGGTTATGGTTACCATGAATTAATCAATCATTACGGAGGAAAATGGTACTCTATTTGTGCGGAAGATTGGGGGATGCAATTGCAAGATTTAGCTGAAGAAGTAAGTACTTCTAGATTTTTTCCGCTTAGTGAAAATGATGTTTTAATTGAAACAATAGAAGTTACAGTCAACGGTCAGATAAGTGCTGATTGGGAATACATTGAAGATGATAACAAAGTTTCATTTTTTGAAGACAGTGTGCCGGAACCAGGGCAAACAATTAATGTAAAATATGCTGTCAGAGGGTGTGGAGAATGATTGAAAAAAGTGAAAAAACAGACATGGTGGTTATTTTTTCAGCTTTGTTTTTGTCTTTAGTTTTGGGTATGATTGTTGGTTTTAATATGAAATTAGTATATGAATTAAATACTTTTAAACAGTACAGCTGGGAAAATCCACCTAATATAGTCAACTGTTACGGCAAAGAATTTTCTGAGCAATCAATTAAAAGAGCAATGACGTATTGGACTAGAAAAGGTGAAAAGTTTGGTTTTTATGAACACAGACCTCCTAAAAACTTGTGTGATAAAAAATATATCCCGGGTTTTATAATTTTAAAAAAAGTTAAAAAGAGAGATGTTCATATAAATGAAACAGCGTTAGCTGCTACAATAAGGCAAACTAGTTTTTTAAATATTATTTCATCAATAATATATTACAAAGAAGAAAATTACAAATTACATCTATTAAATGAACATGAGTTAGGACATGCATTAGGTTATGCGCACGTAAAAAAAGCCGGACACATAATGCACCCTTCATTTTCTTTAATGGGTCCAAATTTTTACGTTCCTTAAGGAGAAGTTTATGTTAAATATGTTTATGTTTTTTGCATGCGCAGATATGGCACCAGAAAGCGTTGAAAAAGAAATTCAGTATGTTTACACAGAAGAATGCGCAACATTGAAAGGGAAGCAAATTTGCGACTTTATGGCTACAAACGAATATGATCAGCCGGTGTGGTTTCATGACATAGATGGACCAGTAGTCATGGACCTTAGTGCAATGTGGTGTGCACCGTGCCAAACTGCTGCACAGGACTTGTCAGATTTGCACGATCAATATCCTGATGTTACTTTTTTAACACTACTTATTGAAGATGGCGTAGGTAATCCGCCAGATGCAAATGATATTGATGGGTGGAAAAACTCATTAGGAGTTGATACACCAGTTTGGGCAAGTAGTAGAGAAATTTTGACGTCAAACCCTACAGAAGTAGAAAACAAATTATACTTAGATGCATGGCCAACTTTTTATGTATTCGATGAAAATAAAACAGTCATAGATTACGTAAGAGGATACAACAAACAAATTTTAAGTGAATACGCTAGTAATTTATAAATGGTATCCATCATCAGCACCCGCATCATAAAAATAAAACCCGGCACCATCCGATTGCCATGTGCCACTATCACGTCTAAACTGTACAGTTATTGTTCCTGGACCTGTGTTATTTGCAGCAAAAATACAGATAGGGTAGTACACGCCGGCGTTCAATGTGATGTTACCACTTGACGCGGTTACCACAGAGTGAAGACCACCATTGTTGACAGTTGCATCAGCATTAACCATATTTGCATTTGTTTGCTGCGCAGCATTTCGAGGTTCGTTTGTATCTTGTCTATTAATCCAGAGAAATGAAGCATCATCTGAAACAGTACGGAATTGCCATGTAGACGATGATGCATCAGGTAAAAAATAGCCACGCCATATTAAGGCATCCGTCGTCCCTATTGAAAGTTGGAAAATATTTGTGTTTGTTGTTTCGAAAACAGGGTCCCCACCGGAAGTTGCAACTGCAGCAGGGTCTGCATAATAAGCATCGTCCCAGCCTTGCCTGTATAAGCCCGAAGTGTAAACTTTTAATTGCCCTGGGTTTTGTATATCATTAATTATCACAATGCTCTCCGATAATAAAGTGTAACTTTTAAACCTCTGCCACCGGTGCCGGCTGTGTCGACATCAATTCTAATTTGCGCATCATCATTTATAGATGTATTTGTAAGTACACAAGCAGTTGAAGCTGTTCTAGATGTTGATTCGGTACCGTCAATACGTAAACGTGATCCTGAAGCTGTTTCATCCATAATAGTGGTACCATCAACATGTATATCAACTGTTGTTAATGTTGTAGCTGCAGTCGTCAAACTAGCTCTCGGCGGCTGGTATAATTCCATTGCAAAAGGTGCTCTAAAAACAGCTTGAGCTGCACCAACTTGAATATCTGTATTGTCTGCAGTTACGGAAATAATCATATAATCTTCAAAACTTGCTTGTTGTTTAATATCTAAACTACCACTTACAATGACGTCTCCACCAAAAACAGAGTTTTTAGCAGCGTTTCCTGATAACCCTATTGTACCAGAAACGAAAAGCGAAGTATCTATAGATGAGGCATCAGTGTTTGAAAGATCATTTTCATGCAATAAAATAGATCCAGATTTAGTTATCATAAACCTATCCGCAAAATTTGATGTTGCCGTTGCTCCGTTAAATGTCCTCGTTCGAATAGTGAAATCTGCATCAAAACTATCACCACTATTTCTTTTAGTTATAATACGTGCATTTTCAATAGTTTGGTTGTAAAAAGATATGAACATGTCTCTATCAGCTGATGTGTCAGAAACATTGTTAAATGCTAAATCAGCACTTAAACTTGAAGCTACTGGTTTCCATATGTTAACGTAACCATTGCCAGCATTAGTACTTGACCCCATGTTAATTTGTCCATCATTACCAGTAGTAGTAGCAGATGATGTCATAGTCAATAGTGCACCACCATTCGCACTGTCAAACCTAAATTGAAAATCTGCATTACTATCCGGATTAAAATATGCTCTATTAGGTTGTCTGGGATATACTATATCACCATCCACAAGATCTTCTGTAAATGTGTTAAAATTAGCCATAAATGTTGCATATCTTACAACACCACTTGTATCGCCTTCTCCAAAAAAGTCAATTCTTTTTCGAACATCAATGTTTGGTCCAATAGGCACATCAATATTATCAAAGTCAAATTTTATTCTTTGATTTGATACTTCCGTACTTAGACCACGAAGTGTATCACATTCCCATTCTTTGTCACTAGTAAGAATAGCTGCATTTGCTGCAGTGGTACTACCAGAAACTGTTGTTCTAAACACTAATTCAGAACCAACACCATGATTGACAAATGCTTCATTTTCATCATCTGATATGTGTACAATTTGTATGTTTCTAGCCAATATTTGTGCCGGCGTAAAATAAGGCAGTTCGTCATCTGTGCCGCCCCTTATTGAAAAATTTATCATCCCTAATGTTTTATCAGCGTCGATATTTTTTCCTCGTCTTACGATGCCTAACTCTGGAAAAGTGCTAGCTGATCCTGTTCGTTCTACGTGTAAAGTAAATGCGGGACCAGGGTTGCCAATCCCTAAACGCCCTCTCGATGTTATTCTCATTCTTTCTGAAACAAGGGAGCTATCTTCTTGCCCGGTGTTAAAAACTATTGATGTTGGTTTATCAGATGCATAATTCCATGTATCGCGATCTGCCTTTGCTTGTATAGATGCTACTGCCACTGTGCCGGCATAACTATCATCAGAGCTATTCCAAACTAATGATCCAAAAATTGTATTGTTGTCATCAGGTAAGTCAGATGAAGCTACTGCAGAAGATGATCTTATATAACTGAAAGTTGGTACACTTCCTACTCTTTCAATAATCATTTGGCCATCAAACATGTTTTTGGTTGTATTAATCCCTAATTTATTTGGCCTAAATGTACCTGTCACATATAAGTCACCTAAAACATAAGCATCATTTTCAACCCTTGTGTTTCCACCTGCATCAACTACAGCCCTAATAGCTGAGTTTGTTTTGATTTGAAAATCATGAGAGCCTATAGTGCCAACACTTCCAACGCTGCCGCCACCGGAAGTATCACTGCTTGCTATAAAGGATTGTACATTATTGCTTTGATTACTTGATTTTAAAATTATTTCCGATAATTCGTTTTGAGTAGCATTATCGCCAATTATAATTTGTGTTGTTCCAGAGGTATCATTTACGTGAAGCCTAGAATCAGGTGTAGAAGTACCAATTCCTATATCTCCGGAAGCTGATACTATCATTTTTGCACTGTTGTTAACAACAAATTTTACATCATGATCTGAAAGAGATCCTAGTTGTACATAACCAGCACCACCTTGTGTACTTACTGATCCGAATGAACCAGTGACAGATTCATCTCCATAGAATGCTTTTGTGCTGATTGAACTAAAATACGTGCTTTTATTAAGACCATCACCAACAGTTATGGTGGTATAAAGTGCACCTGACACGTGTAAGTCTGTTTCAGGAGAAGTGGTACCAATACCTACACTATTACTTGGTACCAGAACATACCCGTTTTCACCCCCTACCAGAACTGTGTTGTTTGACCCACTTAAATTTAAATCTTCGCTAGAATCCAAATAAAGGGTTCCTTTGACCGACTGTGCTGTACCTGTCACAGCATCAGTTCCTCCACTAAATGTTTGATCTTGATTTAGCGGGCTGTCATTTGTTAGTGTGGAAAAATTTGCTTTGAAATAAAAGCTGTTTCCAGATGATCCTGCTGTTGTCGCTGTAAGGTTGATACCCCCATTAAAAGAACCGTTTTCTATCGCAGTTATATCTGCTCTATTGGCAATACTATTGTTGTAATAACGTACTTCAGCAGACCCTCCATTAGTCCCATCATATATGGTAACTCCCGATGCGTTGATGGCACCTATAATTCTATCTCTCATTGTTGAGAAACTTGATGCATCTCTTTTGATAAAAACTTTATTTGCAAGATTAGGACCTTGGGATGATATATCGTCCTTGATAAAATATGTAAAGCTTGTTCCGTCGTTAAGTATGAAAGTTGATCCATCTCCTGGTGCTGAATATGGGTCTTGGAGTCTTAAACCACCGCTACTATTTCCATTTAGAAATGCTGCTTCTGCAGGGGTGCTAGTTGTTCCTTGTGTAACAAAAACAATGTCTTTTTGCTGACTGTTGGTGATAACTCTCAAGACTTCATCATTTGTGCCATTGCCCGATATCTCAACAGATCCTGTGCAAACTATGGCAACACCATCTTGTGATGCGTAACTTGTATCTATAGAACCGCTTACAACAATACCCTCGTTAAAACGCATTGTAGCAGTTCCCATATTTTTTATTTTTGCCATAATTTGTCCTTTTTTTTTATAAAAACATAATTTGGTGATTATAATAATCTAGTCATGCAAATGACGTCTACATTTTTATCTATATTTTATTATTAATTATACTTTGGAGAATAAATATATGTCAAAACTATATCCTTTAATGAATTCTTTTGATCCTTTTTCACGTGACATGTCAAGTGTTTTCGATGCAATGGATCTTTTTTTTCCAACTAATTACAAAAGTAGCAAACAAAAATCATCTGGAATTTTAGCCAACGTCAAAAAGTTGGATGACAGATACACATTAGAGTTATCAGCGCCTGGATTTTCTCGAGATGATTTTAGCTTAAATGTTGAAAACAATGTTCTTACTGTACGCGTTGAAAATTCCACTGATTCGAATAAAGACAGCGGGTATATCCATAGAGAGTTTTCATATAATAACTTTAGCAGATCATGGACCTTGCCAGAAACTGTTAATTTAGAAATGATATCAGCAAAATACGAAGCTGGTCTTTTGCTAGTAAATGTGCCATTTAACGTTGAAAATAAAACAAAATCTTTCAACATTGATATTGATTAAGAAATAGCTGTTAGTATTAAAATTATAAGAGGGCGTATGTCCTCTTATTTTTTGTTTCGTAATATGTTAATAATTTCTTCTGCTTGTTTTCTCATCCAGTGCTGAGCTTCTTGCTCTGTAGGAAATGAATATGAATCTGTGCTTAAGCTAGGATTAGATTTACATTCTATTTTGCATGTGTATTTATCACCATTTGCAAATATAACTGAGTTAATATCCGGATGATCTTGCCAATTATATGGATCAGTTTCTATTGTATGATAATTACGACCAATTTCTTCTGAGATAATATATCTAATATATTTTTTTAAATTAAATTTATACATTTTAAATTTGCCTTTATAATTTAATTAATTCAATTAATTACTGACTTAAATTGAATTAATAATTATTAACTTACTTATAGGAGCTATTATGAATAATTATAAACATAAGAATTTATATTCTTTTAGTGGAGAAGAAAATTACTTAAGTATGTATGCATACTCAGTTTATTTAAGATCAGGAGGAGATGCAATTACTGGCCGTTTTCAAATTACTATTGATACAGTGCCTGAATGGGAGGCTGATGGATCTACACATGTGTCTGTATACTGGGCAAAATTAGAAAAGTGGACAGACAAAGGATTTGTATTAGTGTCGAGTTACAGATTTGATATCACTAATCATAATATATCAGATATAGAACATCTTTTGGCTTCACATTTTGAATCATTTACTTTAGGTACATATGTTGATGGTGCAGTATCAAATCCAGTTGATACAAAGCCAAAAAAAACAAAAAAACCTAATAAGTCAAATGAAATAAAAAAATTAGCTGACAAATACATAAAAAACGTTAACAAAAGTAAAAACAAAAAATATTTTGATTTTTTATAATTATTTTCTGCAAATATTGCAAAAACATTCTGAGCTAGTTATATTACATATATCAGGAGGTCAACATGTCTAGAAAAAAATTATACAATTCAATCAAACAACAGATTATGCAAAACAACCCAGAGGAATTTGCTGCTTATAAAAAGAAGCGTGTTAATACTAGTATGAGAGAACAAAAAGCTCAGCACAGTGTTGAATGGAAACAAGATCGCCGTCAAAAACGCAAACCAGAATTCGATTGGGATATTAAGGAAAATGATTTAGTAAAAATAAAAGTAACTGGAAAAAACGCAGAATGGCAATTTGGTGGCACACCACTGGAAGAAATTGAAAACACTGTGTTTATAGTAATAGCTAAATCAAAACGTAATCCTATTAACTGGGGTCTTTGTGAAAGCGTTGATAACATGTGGGGCCGAATGCATTCTGATGAAAAGACCGAGTTTGCAAACATCATTGGTGGCGTTCATAATGTTTGGATAAAAGTTTCAATGCTAAGAAAAATATAAAAAAAATTATTTTTTTTCAAGCAAAATCTGCAAATATTTCTAAAATCAATTATATTATATATACAACTTAACCAATCAACTAACTTATTTTTTCGGAGTCTTTATGTCTACAAAAACAACTACAACAATCTCTTCATTTCTTGCTGTTGCATCTAAGTTGCCACCAGAAATTGCTGTCTTAATGCAAGGTCCTACTGGTATCGGTAAATCTTTTTTAGCTAAACAAGTTGCTGAGGATTTAGATTTACCATTTATCCCTGTCTTTGGTTCTACTATGTCTGAAGGTGATGTAGGTGGTTATCCAGATATTGAAAGTATGAAGGAAACCGGTGTCATGACTTTCTGCATGCCTTCTTGGTTTATTCGTGCTTGTTCTGAGCCATGTGTTGTAATGCTAGATGAGCTTAATCGTTCTCTTCCTGGCGTTCAACAATCATTCTTCCAATTAGTTTTAGATAGAGCTCTTGGTAACGACAAAAACGGTGCTCCATATAAATTGCATCCAAATACAAGAATATTTGCTGCGGTAAATGTTGGTTCAGAGTATGATGTCAACGAAATGGACCCTGCACTTCTTCGTCGTTTTTGGGCAGTTAATCTTGAACCTAGTACACAAGATTGGGTTTCTTGGGCTAAGAATAATTCTATAGATAAATTGTTAGTAGAATTTATTCAACAAAACCCTGTTCATCTTAGAGTCGATCCATCAACTGTTGAACCTGGAACTGTTTGTCCAAACCCTGCTTCTTGGCACAGAGTTGATACCTGTCTTAAGCATATGGGTGTCAATCCTAGCAGCTATGCTGGTAAGGAAATGCCTGATTATGTATACACTTTATTAATTGGTATGGTAGGTGTAGAAGCTGGTATTGCATTTAACACTTTTGTCAAAAATGCTGAAGCAAATATTACTGCTGAAGACATTCTAGCTGGGTATGATTTAACTAAACTAGAAGGTGTTTCAACTGGCATTATTATTGGTATATGTGACAAACTTAAGGAACATTGCATGGATAACGACTGGGATGCATCTGAAGCAGCTAATGTAGCAGCCTTCTCTGAAGTTATTTCAGACGAGCTTACTGTTACACTTTGGGGTAATATTTCATCTTCTGGTAATCTAAAAAATATTAGTGCTATTCACAAGCTTATTGGTGCAAAAGTAACTAAGATTGTACAAACTTCTAGAAACTTGAAATAATATTAGTATCATGTGCAGAGAGGTCTTTCTTTGGCCTCTCCTGCTTGGAATATATTATGGTAGGTAAATTAGTTAAAATTAAACAATATAAGTGTGATGAGTCACAGTTTGCATTAGTAATAAGTCTCCTTAGAGGCTTAACTGATAATACTAATGATGAATATAGCGTGTACAACGTTTTGTTTAATGGGGAAATTAGACATTTTTTTCGAAGAGAAATAGAAATTATAGAATAATTTCCGGCGTTTTTTGCAATTTTTATATTACTTAGTTATATTACTAATACAACAACTAACAATTATGGAGTTTATATGTCTGCAAACACTGTTGAAACAAACAAATCTCTTATTTCTAAAGAAGTTACTCAAGAACAAATGGATAACTTCAATCTAGACTATTATTTAATTTCTCTCATGTGGAATGAGCCTTTTTATGCGCACATTATCAGACAAATTAACAAGTCTGAAACTACTAAAATTCCTACTGCGGGTGTGTATGTCAAAGACAGTGAAATACACATGATGTGGAATAGAAAGTTTCTCGCTGGTTTAAGCAAAAAAGAAGTTTTTGGCTTGCTTAAGCATGAAGCAATGCACTTAATCTTCAGTCACACTACAACACGTAGATTTGACCCACATATAGTTTGGAATTATGCTACTGATTTAGCTATTAATAGTATGATACCAGAAGATGAATTACCGGAAGGTGGTTTAATACCTAGTAAAAAATTTAAACCTCTTACTGCAGAGCAAGTTGAACAAATGGGTCAACAAGCTGCTGATAGATATGAAATGATATCTAACAAAATTGCTTCTTTTCCTAAAAACAAAAATGCTGAATGGTATTTCTCTAGACTTATGGAAGACCCTGAAGTCAAAGAGGCTATAGAATCTGCGCAAAAAATGCAAGGAAAATCTTTGCAAGATGCTTTAGCAGATGGCACTGTCAAAATAGACGAAGATGGCAACCTCGTTGACCAAGATGGTAATCCAGTTACAGTTGTTCCCGGAGAAGGTGGCGAAGGTTCTATGGATAGCCATGAAGGTTGGGATAGTATGTCTGATGAAGAACGTCAAAAAATGGAAGGTAAGATTAAGGTCGCACTTGAAAAGTCTATTAAGGAATGTGATAGAACAAATAAGTGGGGTAACATTAGTGCATCGATGCGCTCTACTTTACGTAGCTTGGTTTCACGTGAAATCCCTTGGCAATCAGTGCTTAAGCAATTTTGTGGAATGTCTAGACGTGCTGATAGAGCATCATCTATTAGACGCATACATCGCAAGTATCCTGGAATACACCCAGGAGCTTTTCGTGATTACAAATCTAATATTGCTGTATACGTAGACCAGTCTGGTTCCGTTTCAGATAGTGACTTAGAATTACTTTCAGGCGAACTTCAAAATCTTGCTAAAAGAGTAACATTTACTATGTACAACTTTGATACTGAAGTAGATGTCGACTCTGAACAAGAATACAAAAAAGGTAAGCGTATTGATATTAAGCGTACCAGATGCGGTGGCACATGTTTTACTTGCGTTATTAAGCATGCTAATTTAAACAAATCTAAGTATGATGGTATACTTATATTAACAGATGGTTATGCTTCTAAACCACAAGTTAAATCAAACCTTAAGGTAGGCTGGGTTATTGTACCAGACGGAAAACTTGCTTTCAAAAAGAAGAACAGAGACTTCTTAATAGAAATGAAAGAATAAAAATATAGACGTAGAACGCGTTTAGGGTTTTATAAAATAAAGTTCAACAACATCGATTAATAAGTAAGCGTCCTCTACCCTAAGGGACGCTTTCTTTTATAAATCTTTTGATATATTTGTGTTGTATAGATATTGACATATTGTTAAATTCTGGATATGTAGCTATTAGAAGACCTACAAAATCTCCTTTGTTGTCATATATAGGACCACCAGATGATCCTCCAACAGCAGGTATATTAAATATTGAATATGTATTATCTAACTCACCAGCATAATAACCGAACAGTTTGTTAGATAGATTTTTGCCTTTTATGCCTAAAGGATATCCTATATAATAATATAAGTCAGATCTATTTGGTTCTTTTTTAGAAAGCTTTGAAGGTTTTATACCTAGATTGTAATCACTTTCAAATAAACAAATATCATAAAAGTGATCTATACTTATAGGTTCACCGGTCCAATAGTTGCCATAAACATCAATTGCAATAGTCATACTAGCATATCTTTTTTCAATATCAACCATATATTTCCATGGTTCACAAACATGAGCAGCAGTTAATATGTATTTATCACTTATAATGACACCTGTACCTCGAGAAACATCTTCTTCACTTAAGTCAGCTGACATTAATGTAGTTTGTATTAACACAGTAGTTTCGTTAACTCTACCGAATTTAATCTCTTTTTTATTACTGATTTTTTTCACGTTACATGACATGCAACTTGAAACACAAACTAAAAAAATTATGAACAATAGTATGTTATTTAATATTTTATTAACGCTAATCATTTATACACTTCTTATTAATTAAGTATTATTTAAAATAAAATATGGAGTCGATAATATGAAATTAGTTATGTTTGATATGGATGGCACATTAACTGATGCTAGAAAACAAATATCTTTGTCAATGATGACAGCGCTAGGTAACTTACAAAAAAGCGGTTATAAAATAGCTATTGTGACTGGTTCCGACTTAAATTACATAGAGCAACAATGTGATCCAATTTTTGATATAGGTAGTCCTGTTGATCCAACAGCTATTCTATACTATCCTTGCAATGGCACGAAAAAATATAATTTTTCAAATGGTAGGTTTTCTTGCGAGTATACTCATAGTTTGTGTCATCATGTTGGAAGAGGAAGATACAGCGATATGATTAAAGCAATATTTGACTGTCAAAGTTATTTATTAAGATTAGAAGGTACTGATGGAATATTGTTGACTTCTACGTTTATTGTCTCGCGCGGATCTATGATAAACTGGTCACCTATAGGTAGAAATGCTGATAGTAATGATAGAGAGAGATTTGTTGCAGTTGATAAAAAGTATAACATAAGAATGAGTATTTTAGAATACATCGATAAAAACTATAAAGATTTATTTAAAGGTGTCACAGTAAAGTTAGGTGGTGATACTAGTTTTGATATATTCCCTACGGGATGGGATAAAACTTACGCTTTAAATGATCAATTAAACAGTGATATTAAGTACGAAGAGATTATCTTTATGGGCGACCGTTGTGAAGACAATGGCAATGATAAAGAAATTTATGACGCATGTAAAAAATTAGAGAATGGAAAATCATACAAAGTAAGAAATTATTTTGAAACAACATACATTATTGAACAAATTATTGGAGGTAAAGATGAGTAGTGAAAATGAAACAGGCACAATAACAGAATCTGAAAATACACAAGCAGGTGAAATGCAACTTGAGCTGACAGATGATGTTTTAGATAGTTTGGGTTTAATTAAAAGAGAGGATATAGAAAAAATTGCATCCAATAGAGATTTAAAAATACAGCTTATTACTCAAGCAAAAGAAATACTATATAGTAACATTCAGATGCACTGGGAGATAAATAAAGAATATAAAAAATTGCCAGATGCAAAAGAAATAGTTGATTGCGCAAGTGTATTATATGACTTTGTCACCCAGATAGATGATTGATGTTTAAAGAAGGAGACCTATGTCGTATTGATTTTTCAACAATAGAATCAACCGCAACACTAGATAATACTTTTGTAATGGACAATTCTTATTTTTTTGATACATCACTTGGGTTTGGTGAACATAAATTAATACTTTTTTTAGAAACTAAGTTTATGGGAGATATATTGAACGAAGACGTTTTTCAATCAACAGTTTTTTGCGTTAATGAATCGTGTTTTTATCACATTATATTTCGTGCAGACATAATAAATTACACACTTATAGGAGAATTCGATAATGAATAATTACGATATTAAAAAATATTTCCCGTATGACACTGTCAGGGAACAGCAAAGGAATATTATAAATTTTGCGTTACATAATTTTTTGCAAAATAATAAAAAGTTTGTCATAGTAGAAGCTGGTACTGGTATTGGTAAATCTGCTATTGGCGTTACAGTAGCCAATTATCTTATTGATCATTTAACAGATGAGACAATGAATAAAAAAGGCGCTTACTATCTTACTACGCAAAAAGTATTGCAACAACAGTATATCAAAGATTTTGCTACCGTAGATTATGTAAAAATGAAGTCTTTACAATCAGCTTCAAATTATCGTTGTAAATATTATACAAATCAAACTTGTGCAGAGTCTTTGCCTGAACTAAAGGTATCTAAAGACGATAGTTTTAAAATGTGCTGTGCCATTAACTGTAATTATTCTAATGCTAAGAAAGAGTTTGATGAAAGTAATAATGGTGTCACAAATTTTTCTTATTTTTTAACTGAAAAGAATTATAGTGGCAAGCTTTCTAATAAACAAATAATGGTTATTGATGAATGTCATAACGTTGAAACTGAGTTAAGCAAGTTTGTAGAAATGACTTTTACGCAATATTTTGCTGAAAAAATATTAAAGTTAAAAGTGCCTGAATTAAAAACCCAGTTCCAAGTTTTGAAATGGATTAAAGAAAATTATCTTCCAGCACTAGTAAAAACTCGGAACAAAATGGAAAAAATGATTGAGTCGACTGGTATAAAAGATCGTATAACGGAATTTGTCATGTTAGAAAAAAAGTGGAAAATGGTTGATGGCCATTTGCAAAAAATACAGAAGTTTTTTACTATATACAATAAAGACAACTGGATTATGAATATTGTAAAAACTGATAGGAAAAATTATACTAAGTGGGAATTTAAACCTATTGATGTAAGTCCTTACACTAACGAAGTTTTATTTTCAAAAGCTGATAAAATACTAATGATGTCTGCAACTATTATAAACAAAGATGCTTTTTGTGAAGTTTTAGGAATTAAAAAAGAAGAATGTGCATTTATTTCTGTGCCTAGTCCTTTCCCAGTAGAAAATAGACCAATATTGTTTAGTGGTGTTGGTTCAATGAGTTTAAATAATATTGATGCGTCTCTACCTAGAATGGCAGTAGCAATTCAAACAATATTACAAAATCATAAAAATCAAAAAGGCATAATTCACTGTCACAATTATAAGATAGCTAAGTATCTCAAGGAAAAGTTAAAAACAAAAAGACTATTAACACATACTGCTGAGGATAGAGAAAAGGTTTTAAACAGACATATTTTTGAGAAAGCACCAACTGTTTTATTGTCTCCATCGATGCAAGAAGGTGTTGATTTAAAAGGAAAAGCTAGTGAATTTCAAATATTGTGTAAAGTGCCTTACCCTTATTTAGGTGATAAACTAGTAAAGAAACGCATGCATAAATGGTCATGGTGGTATCCTTTACAAACGGTAAAAGTAATCATACAATCTGTAGGTAGAAGTATTAGATCATCTGATGACAAAGCAGTAACATATATTTTAGACAGTGATTGGAACAAATTTTATGGTAGGAATAAAGATATATTCCCAGTTGATTTTCGAAAAGCAATTTTAAAGTGAGGTAAAAAATGATTATAAAAGATATATACGAGTTAAAAAAGAAACTAGAAAGCGCAAACCATCTTAGACCCATATATTTAACGTCAGGTGGTTTTGACCCAATTCATCCGGGGCATGTAAGGTGCATTAAACACACCGGCACTTTAGCAAATAACCCTCATAGGCATCCATATTATGATACTGGTATAGTTGTTGTAGTTGTTAATTCTGACAATTTTTTAATTAATAAAAAAGGTTTTGCATTCATGTCACTAGATGAAAGAATGGAAATAATTGATGCTATTTCTGGCGTAGATTTTGTAACTTCATGGGATAACACAAAAGATGACACTACAGTTTGCAAGCCAATTGAAATACTAAAACCAAAATATTTCACAAAAGGTGGAGATAGATTTGATGCTAGTACTATTCCGGAATGGGAAACATGTCAAAAAATAGGTTGTGAAATAATGACTGGTGTCGGGGCTGGTGGAAAAATTCAATCATCTTCTGATTTGGTAAAAAATCTATTAAAACAAATATTTAAGAAGGATCAAAAAAATGAGTAATATTAAAAGAGTAAAAAAACCTTGGGGTAGAGAAGAAATTTGGGGTGATATTGATGGTGTTTGCATAGGCAAGTGTATATTTATCAACATGGGCGAAAGACTTTCTAGACAGTATCATGAAAAAAAAGAAGAGGCAATCTACGTTGTAAGAGGTGTGTTAAGATTAGAAATAGGCGAAGATGCGGACGGAAATCCGGAACAAGTTATGACTGGAGGCCCAGGTTTTACGTATCATATTAAGCCTGGTTTAATACATAGATTTTGTTCAAATGGCGGTGACGTAATGCTTTGCGAAATTTCTACATATTACCCGGATGACGTTGTCAGATTAAAAGATGATTACAAAAGATAAACAAGAGAGGAATAATGACTGGTGCAGGCATATATGTTGTTAAGTTTAAAAATGATAAACCATTAGTTTTAGGTCTGATAGGACCTGATAATATTATCAAAGACAAAAAAGGTATATATGATCTGCCAAAAGGTCATGTGGATGGTGGCGAGTCTGTTTGGGAATGTGCTAAAAGAGAATGCTTAGAAGAAGCTGGCATTTGGTTCGACCAAAGTGATATACAATATGGCCCAATTATACATAAAAATCTTACGTTATTTATTTGCTTTGCAGAGCCTTTTGTGACATGTAAAATAAAAAGAAACCCTGTTACTAAAGAAATAGAACATCAAGGTTATAAGTGGTTAACACCAGAAGAATTAGAAAAAGATTGTTATAATTATCTCAAACCCATAATTAGGATATGTAATAAAAAATTATCAAACTTGAGATAAACATTGGAAAATTTAAGAAATTTTATTCGTCAAATATTAAATGAAACAAAATATGCACAACATCGATGCTTAGATGGTAGTTTAGTTGATCATGATTCTATAGAATGTCTAATAGATGTAGAAAAAAGATTAAAAGATATGTTGTACCATAGAGATGGGTATGACAGAGGTACAGCTAACAGAGTGCACTACAATGGCTTATTGAGCAATTTAAGGTCAAAAAGACGTAAGTTATTAAAAAAATACCCAGATTATGAAACAATAATTTGATATTATTAAAGACTTGAACATTTTTGATAAGCCATGTATAGTTATTTAACATGGAGATATTATGAGCTCAGTTTTTAGTCATCACAGAACAACAGCAGATAGATCTGCTTCCGACAAAAGACGACATAAGCAAAAAATAGAAAAAGCAATAAAAGATGGCATACACAATATTGTAGCAGAAGAAAGTATAATAGGTCAGGATGGAAAGAAAAAAATTCGTATACCAGTAAGGGGTATAAAAGAATACAAATTTGTTTATGGAGCAAATCAAAAAAACTCACAAAAAGTCGGTGAAGGCGGTGATTTAGACGTAAAGCGTGGACAAAAAATTTCACAAGGTCAAAAAAAAGGTAAAAAAGGCAAAGATAATAAGGCAGGAGATAAAGCTGGCGAAGAATATTATGACGTTGAAATAACTTTAGAAGAGTTGGCTGATTACTTATTTGCTGATTTAAATTTGCCTGACTTGCAAAAGAAAAATCTTAAAAAAATTATTTCATCTGGGTTTAAAAGAAAAGGTTACAGGAATTCTGGTATAAGACCCAGATTAAGTAAAAAAGAAACAGCGAAAAGACGCATAAAAAGAAAGAACGCAGCAATTAGATCAGGTACATATGACCCTGAAAGTGATGAGTCGTTTTCATACCACGATGCTGATTTAAGATATAAACATATTAGTAAGAAAAATAAATACGCTAGTAATGCTTGTATATTTTTCGTAATGGATGTTAGTGGATCTATGAGTACTAATAAAAAGTATTTAGCTAGATCATTCTTTTTCTTACTTTATCACTTTATCAGATCAAAATATGAACAAACAGAGATAATATTTATTGCTCATGATACTAAACCATATGAAGTTGATGAAGACAAATTTTTTAAGAGAGGCTCCGGTGGCGGAACAATTGTAAGTCCAGCTTACGAATACGTTTGCGATGCAATAGAATCTAGATACAATTCTGATAGTTGGAATTTGTATACATTTCATTGCAGTGATGGTGACAATTGGGGTAATGATAATGAAAAAGTATTAACATGCATGCAAAAATTAAAAGAAAAGTGCCAATTTGTAGGATACTGTGAAATAGTGCCTGACAATGAAAAATCGTTATGGTTAGATTCTGCGTCTCTTTCAAATACTTTAGCTCATTTGCAAGATGAGAAAATGAAAATATCGCATATAGAATCAAAAAATGATGTTTGGCCAGCTTTTACAGGATTTTTTGGAGGTATTGATGTCATTTAAACCTGGAGATTTAGTTAATTACACATGGGAAATATTTAAATCCATACCAGACAAAGATGGCAATTACAATCCAGGTAATAACGATTATGACCTCGCGGAAACATCAGTTTTGATAGACGATACTGAGAAACTTGGCGGTATAATTGTCGAATGTTTTCAATCACACATTATTTCTACAGAGATATTGGTGGAGTTAGAAAAACCAGGTGATTATTTAATTGATTATATTAATGATTGTGAAGATTTTGCAAATGTGTTATTTGGCAAAGAGTTGCATGTTTGTTCTTTCAACAATTTAAGGAAAGTGTTATGAGTTGGACATTACAAGATTTAGAAGAGTGGGATGAAAAAATATGTGATATTGCAAAGAAGCATAATTTAGATTGGTATCCTATAACATATGAAACATGTGATTACTATGAAATGTTAGGAAATATGTCATATCATGGTATGCCTACACATTATGGTCATTGGTCTTATGGTAAATCATTTGAGTTACAACATAGTCAATATCAGCATGGGATGACTGGTCTTCCCTATGAGTTAATCATTAATAGTGACCCATGTATATCATACTTAATGTTAGAAAATCCACTTTATTTGCAAATATTAATAATGGCACATTGTGTAGGTCACTCTGATTTTTTTAAAAATAACAGAATGTTCAAATATACAAGGGCTGATACAGTTGTACCTAGAATGCGTAATGCAAAAAAGAGAATACAGTCATACATTGAAGATCCGAGTATAGGAATTGAAAAAGTAGAAAGAGTAATTGATGCATGTCATGCTATTTCATATCAAATCCCGAGACATCCTAGCAAAATATCAGTTATTAGTGAAGATTATAATGCTTGGCAGATAGAAAATAAAAACAATAAAAATGTTGATATAGAGCAACTACCACATGAAAAAATATATGACATAATGGGTTTTATTTCTAGTTTCGGTGAAATAAAAGAAGATTGGAAAAAAGATATTATAGAAATAGTAAGAGATGAAGCTTATTATTTTATGCCACAAATTAGAACAAAGATTATGAATGAAGGATGGGCATGTTTTTGGCACTACAAAATACTACATGATTTAGATTTGCCACAAGAATATCACTTACCTTTTCTTAAATCTCACAACCAAGTTGTAAGGCCGCACATAGGCGGAATAAATCCTTACAATTTAGGGTTTCATTTATTTAATAAAATACATGAAAGACATGGTTTAGAAGAGTGTTTTATAGCAAGAGAAGCGCATAACGATGAATCATTTGTTAGGCAATATTTAACGCAAGAAGATTGCGAAGAACTCAATCTATTTTCTATAAAGAAACAAGGCGATGACTTATATGTTGGCGATGTATCTGATGAAGAAGGTTGGAAAACAATCAAAAACAGCCTGTTGCAACAAATAGCTGGCAATCAAATTCCCGTCATATACATTCAGGAAGTAGAAAAAAACAAAAATTTAATTTTACATCATGAGCATGATCATAGAGAATTGGATCTAAATCATGCTTCTGCAGTTGTTGGACATATACAAGAATTGTGGGGAAATGATGTTTCACTAATTACAATGATAGACAATGCACCTTATGAAGTTTAGTTAGGAGAATAACAATATGTCAAAATATTTAGAAATTATTGAGAAACAAAGAAAAGACAAAAAGTCTGATAAGTTTGAAGGTACTTTTTTAGATTATCTGAAAGAACTAGAAAGCGATCCGTCCATAGCACAACATGCGCACAAGAGATTGTATAATGCGATATGTGAAAAAGGTATTAACACAATATCAGCTGATGACGACAGAAAGCATAAAATATTTAATGGTGATAACATTAAAATTTATGATTATTTCAAAGATCATTTCTATGGCAATGAAAGAGTAATAGAAAAGCTTATGAGGTTTTTAAAAGGAGCTGCACTTAGAGGTGAAGAATCTAGACAAGTGTTGCTTTTAATGGGACCAGTTGGTGCTGGTAAATCAGCATTGACGGAACATATTAAAGCAGCATTAGAAGACAAACCTTATTATCACTTAAAAGATGATCCTCAACGTGGAGAACCATTGCAACTGTTGCCTAGATCTTTGAGAGAAGACTTTGAAAAAATGTTAGATGTTAAGATTGAAGGTGATTTATCGCCAATAGCTCGGTATAAATTGTTAGAAGAGCATGATGGTAAATATGAAAATTTCCCTGTAGTCAAAAGTACTTTTTCGCAAAGGGGACGTCGTGGAATTGCTTCTGTGCCACCTATGGATGCTAATAGTCAAGATGTTTCTGTGCTTATTGGTTCAGAAGATATAAGTAAGTTAGATAAATTTAGTGAAGATGATCCCCGTGTTTTAAATCTTACTGGCGCATTTAATGTTGGTAACAGGGGTATCGTTGAGTTGATAGAGGTGTTTAAAAATGAAATTGAATTTCTTCACACGATTATTACAGCAACTCAAGAAAAACGAGTACCTGCTCCTGGTAAGCATGATATGGTGTTTTTCGATGGTGTTATTTTGGCACATTGTAACGAGTCTGAATGGAATAGATTTAAATCAGAACACACAAACGAAGCAATCCTCGACAGAGTAGTTAAGATTAATGTCCCATATGTTTTAGAATTAGATCAAGAATCCAGAATTTATGAAAAGATTTTAGCAAAATCAGATTTTGATGCTCATATTGCACCACATACAATCAAGGTTGCAAGTATGTTCTCTGTTATGAGTAGACTTAAAGAATCTGCTAAGTGTGATTTGCTTACAAAGATGAAAATTTATAATGGGGAAGACGTAATTGAAAAAGGTCGAGTTAAAAAAATAGACATAAAAGATTTGCGAGAAGAATCACGTGATGAAGGCATGACTGGTATTAGTACAAGGTTTATCATGAAAGCTATTGACAATGCTTTGTGTGACAGTGAAAATGAATGTATTACTCCGGTGGGTGTTATTAATTCCGTGACCAAGATGGTGAAAGAACAAATAGTTAATGCTGATTTTAGAGAAAAGTGTTTGGAGATTATACAAAAAACTGTACGCGAAGAATATCTTAAAATACTTGAGACTGAGATTGCTAAAGCATTTATTACAGCATATGAAGAACAAGCACAGTCATTATTTGATACGTATTTAGATAATGCTGAAGCTTATACTACTAAAACAAAACTTAAAGACAAAGTAACTAAAGAAGAAAGATCAGCTGATGAGCAATTTATGAAGTCTATAGAAGAAGTTATCGGTATTAGTGGTAGTTCTAGACAGGGCTTTAGATCTGATGTGACAGCTTATATGTTCTCGAGAATGAGACGTGGCGAAAAAGTAGATTATAAAAGCTATGAACCTTTGAAAGAAGCAATTGAGAGTTACCTAATTAATTCAGTAAAAGATATGGCTAGAATTGTTACAAAGTCTAAAACCAGAGATGATGAACAAAAAGCAAAATATTCTGATATGGTAAAAACACTAATAGATGAATATGGTTACAATGAAACTTCAGCTGAAGAAATTTTAACTTATGCATCTAATAACCTTTGGAGAGATTCATGATACTAGCTAATCTAGTATATTATTTGTGTTTATTAATATATACATTTCCTATAGCCTTAATATTTGGTTATATATTTTATGAAATGTTTAATGAATACAAATAAATTTTTATAAAAATTATGTGTGCATTGTATAATGAATTATACTGTTAATAGCGGTATAATTCATTATCTTTTTTAGGAGTAAACTATGGGTGGTGGTGCTGGTCACATGAGACATCCTTTTGATTTATTTAAAATCAAAAACGGATCTGATCTTTTAAATTTCTTTTATAACATAAAAAATGATATACAGTCTGATAGACAAAAAAGTTATAACTTAAAATCTGATGGCACGAACGTGCTTTTAAAAGTAAGCGGCAATCAGTTAGTCGTAGATAGAGGTTCAATGAAACCTGAAGATGTTAATGGTATGACGTTAACGGATGCTGCTGAAAGATACCCTGAAGGGCATGGTTTGCGAGATGCAACTTTAATTTGCACTAGTATTTTAAATAAAGCATTTCCAAAAATACAAAATGAGCTTAAGTCATTAGGGCTGCTTGACAATAATTTTTATTGTATTAATGTTGAATATGTTCCTGCTGGTAAAATGAATGCTACTGATTATGAGAAAAATTATTTATTTGTGCATGGCGTCAATGCTTATTATGAAAAATCTTATAGAGGCGTAGAAAGACCGGGTTTGGAAAGACCGTTGGTTTATGATCCAAAAAAGCAAAAACATGTACCTACTAAGGACAAAAGCGTTGAATTGCCATATGATAAAAATGCTTTATTCAGTTTAATTAATAAGTTAAACAACGTAGCGAAAGACTTAAGCTTTGGAGATTTAGGCAATTTCGAAGTAGTAGGACCAGTTGATGTTATGCATCTTGATGAAAGAGAGATACAATACACTTCGTTAAAAAAACCATTTTCTATTAATTTCTCAGAAAGATTTTTAAGAAAAAATGAAGAAATTAGGCATTTACAAGGTTCATCACTTAAAACTTGGTTGCTTCACGTGAAAAATAAACCAGCTCAATATCATAGTGGAAATTATGATGTATTTTTTGAGACATCTGACAGAAAGAAAATTAACCCTTATCATAAGAAAACTTATACTGAAACTGTTATCGACAAAACCAGGTTTTTAGATGAAATTGTTATAGATCATGATATAAGAAGTTTTATTGATGGAATGGTTTTAATTCATGCAACAAAGGAACTAGGGCAAGATTTTTTAAATGGTTTGACTACAAAAGACTTTGGACACATTGTTTACAGTGATGATGGACAACATGAAGGCGTAGTTATTCGTGATAAATCTTACAGTGATTTTCCTTTTAAAATTACCGGCGACTTTATTGTGGATGGACAATATGGGAGATTAGCAGCTAAAATGGCAGAAAAAAAAGTGACTTTAGAAGTTGCTGCTAACGCAAAAATATTACTACAAACTTTAAAAAATCATTTTTAAGAGGTCAATATGAAAATTATAAATGAATTATTTAGCGAGGACAACATCTATAGATTTTTATTAGCATTTGCAATATTGTTGATTGTGTATAGCGGATATGTAGAAGTTAAAGAAAGAAAAGCTATTGAGAAAAGATTTAAGAGAATAGAAACTATTTTAGATATATGTCACGAAGAGGTGTGTTATGAAAATTAATTTAGGCTTCCCAGAAATTTTGCTAGTATTGAGTTATCTTTTTTACAAAGTTTCTTTTACATATTCTGTCCTTTGTTTCATAATTGCTATTGCAGCAAAGATTATTGATTATGCTCTAGAGTACAGTAAGGTTGCTGAAATACAAAAATTAGTATTTAATTCTATAGAAAAATTAACGCAGTATTTTGAAAATGAAAAACAAAGCAAAAAAGTATCAGAAGACAAAGTTCTTAAAGGTTGAAAATCTGTCACAAAGTGTTATATCACACGTGGTTTCTACTGCGGACATGTGGCATAATAAAAAAGGTTTGATTAAGTCAAATATTTACCATCTGGGTGTATCAAGTGCATCTAGATGGTTTTTATCTTTAGAGAAGAATGAAGTTGATAATGAAATATCCAAGATAATATTAGATGCGTGTCAAGCTATTGAAAAATATGAACCTGGCAGCTCATCTTTACTTTTTTATTATTTAGCAAATAAAATAAAAAGAGAATCTGATTTTAGATTAGGAACAAAAGAAATAATAAAAAATATTAAAAGACACGTGTCTGCAGAAGCAGCTACTATAGTTGAAAATGTTTTTGACAATATAAGTCCGACAACTCATATATCTGTTATAGATAGCAATTCTAGTGAAAACGTAATTGAATTAAAAAATGGATACAGGTCAGATTTAGTAATAGACAAGAATTTTTCGAAAATGATAGGTACAAACAACATTGTTTTAAATGATGTTAGTATACTTTTAATTGAAGGTGCCATAGCAAGTGTAAGCGAAATAAATACATTTCTAACTAAGGCAAATGAAACTCAGCAAAATTGGTTGTTAATATGCAGAAGCTTCCCAGAAGAATTAATTGCTACGCTGGGTACTAACTGGCTTAAAAGAAAGTTAAATGTTGTACCATTGCAATACGGTACATCATACAAAAATATCAATGCGTTAGTAGACTTAATTAAAATTACTGGAGGAATGAGTATTAACTGTCAGTTTGGCGACGTGATAGCTATTGCATGTAATGAAGAAGAACGGTATGGTTTTGTTAACAAAGTACAAATATATAATAAAAACATAGTCCTAAACACTGATAAAGATATATCTGCGCATAAAAAATCACTTATAAATAAAATGTTAAGCGCAGAAGAAACATTACAACAAGTATATGCGGAGAGAGTATCGAATTTAGCTAATGAGCTTTGTGAAATAAGATTAAGGAATAGTGACACATTAATAAAAGAAGAAGTCGACTGGGCCGTAAAATATTATGTTAGTGGAGCATGCGGAGGCTTTATTAAGTGTGAAAATATTGTAATACCTAAAAAATGGCATGACGTGTGCGCACAGGTAGCTAAAAACTTAACTGAAACATTAAAAACTATTGGTGGTGTTGTTAATTTTGCTTGATATAGTTTTACAATTAAAAAAAATATTGTAATTATTCATTATAGCATATTTATATACACGGGGAACAAAGATGAGTGATAAATATTTGTCAACATACAAATCAGTAATGTCTATTTTGAAACAAGACGTAATACAAACTATTATCGATGGTACAAACACTGGCACTTTTAACATCAACATTGAAGAAAGAGACAAGTTAATCAGAGTATTAGAAGCAAGCTTTGATGCTAAAAGTTATGAAATGTATAACGTAATGCAATCTGCGGTACCCAAAGAGACTAGTGTACCAAAAAAAAGTGGTGGCAGATCTGGAAAAAGTAAAAAGTAATGACTAGTCAAAAATCATGGTGTAAACATTTAGTTGAATGTCATTGTGTTTTACCACAAATGCGTCAGCGTAAAGAAATAATATATCATAAATTTATTGTTTTCTCTACGATTGATCTAGATTCAAATGTTGTTATACCAAAACATGCGGCATGTAACAACTGTGGTGTAATACATAACGTTATTGACATTTGCAAGAGTGAAATTTATGGTGGCAAAGAAGTAGGAGCAACAATATCAAAAGAAGATATTATGCTAATGATACCAAAAGAAATAAGTAATGTTCTGCAAAATTACAACTGTGAGTTACACGACTGGGAACACGTATTACATATTTTTCAAAACAATTTGTGGATAGTAGAAGATTGTTTTATAGTTTTGTCGCGTGAAAGCGATGAAGATTCTGTTAGTGGAAAACTATTAAGAATAACTGGGTCCAGTGCTTTCAGAATTGAGCCTTACATGTATAATACAATGGTGAAAAAATGAGTGATGATGTAAAAGCAATAGAAGATAATATAAAAGCTAGAGAAATAGTACAAACAGTTTTAGATTATGGTGTTAACAATAATCAAATATTACAGATAATATATCTGTTTGCTTTGGAGTTAGAAGACCAACAGCATGTAAAAACAATAACAAAAATAATAAACGATATAAAATCAAACAAAAACGTTGCTAGTCAAAAATCTAGCATTTTATTAGGAGAGTAATATGTCCATGGATATTAAAGAAAAATGGGAAGCAATTAAAGTTATCGTAGAGTCGCTTGAACTTGACGTACAAAAGAATGCTAATGGCAACGCGTCTGCTGGTGTTCGTGCACGTAAAGGTCTACGTCTTTTGAAAAAAGAAGCTGCTGAGCTAGTAAAAATTACTATTGAAGCAGAAAAAGCTTCAAAAGACAAAAAATAAACATCATTTTATTTGCTTACATAATAAAAAAAGGCGGTTTTACCGCCTTTTGTTTATTTTGGATATAATTATTGTATGATAATTTACCTAATAAATTTTTTAAATATTTGAGTTAGTTTTTTAATTGCACTTTTTTCAATTTGACAGATGCGCATTCTAGTAAGTCCATGTAAATCCCCTATTTCCTGTAAAGTACGAGGCCCATCTTTGGCCGCAACTATTGCGCAATTTAATTTACTACTACAATTTAACCAGTTCCTGCACTTTTTGTTTTCGCAGGCCTTGTTTAATGTTTCGCATGAAGAAAAACATGTTTTTTGTTCTCTATTGTGACTCATTACAACTCCATAAAAATAATATATTATATTATACAATAAACCTAACATATTTCTAAAGGTAAAAAAATGACAAGAAAAACTTTTATATTAGATACATCAGTAATGTTGTATGACAAGCAATCAATCCACGCTTTTATTGGGAACAATATTGTTTTGCCATTAGTTGTTTTAGAAGAGTTAGATAAGTTTAAAGACAGAAGAGGCCTAGTTGGTGATAATGCTAGATATGTAAATAGATTTTTAGATCAAATGAGACATGCACCCAAAAATGGCACAGGATGGAAGATAGATGAAGTGCATGATATTTGGTTTAAGTTTGAAACAGACCCAAAAATACATGATCAAGTACCTGAAGGTTTTGACTATGGTTATAATGACAATGTTATAATTGGTTGTGCTTTGTTTCTAAAACTGCATAGTGCAACCAATGATGTTATAAGAGTTATCACTAAAGATATTAATCTTCGTGTAAAATGCGATGCCGTAGGTGTTGATGTTGCTGATTACGTAAAAGATAGAATTTCAACTGACGTCGATACATTTAAAGGCTTTAATAGCATAGACTTGACATGTGAGCAAATAGATCAGTTTTATAAACAAGGTCATATTGAAACAGAACACAAGCTAAACGAAAACCATTTTGTCGTTGGCACATCATCTCAAAACTCAATGTTAGGCATATATAAAAAAGGCCAAGTAAATAGATTAAAATACAAAATGGATTCTTTAATACAAGTTGAACCAAGAAATTCTGAACAAAGATTTGCTATAGAAGCCCTGCTTGATCCTCAAATACCACTAGTGACATTAACTGGGTTAGCTGGTTCTGGTAAAACATTTTTAGCATTGATGGCTGGTATGTTAGGCGTAAAAGATGGAAAATCGGGTGATTATGAAAGATTGTTAGTTACGAGAACATTACAACCAGTAGGAAAAGATTTAGGTTATTTGCCTGGTTCTATGGATGAAAAAATGGCCCCATGGATGATGCCTATCTTAGATAACGTACGAGTTGCTTTTAAAGACACTAGTTTTTTTAAAATGCAGATGGCTTCTGGTGTTATTGAGGTTGCTCCTATTCCTTACATACGTGGTAGAACATTTAATAATAGTTTCATGATAGTAGATGAAGCACAGAACGCTACAATACATGAATTAAAGACTATCATCACACGGATGGGTACAGGTTCTAAAATAGTATTACTGGGTGACATCGACCAAATCGACACACCATATATTGATCGACAAAGTTCTGGTTTGAGCATAGTTATAGATAAATTTCAAGATAGCACACTTGCCGCGCACGTTAATTTGTCAAAAGGGCAAAGGTCTGATTTGGCCAGTGTAGCTTCAACAATATTGTAGAGATAGTAAATGCCAATAAGATATGACAAAAACAGACACAGAAAAATATATCCAATTAATAGAAAAACACCCGTATATGTTGCAACTTCGACGGTCGCTGGTGTTCAAATAGAAACTGCAACAGTGTCTTTTTCTAGCAGCAGCAGTGAAACATATACTTTTACTGAGAGTTACAGCGCGGTACCAATAGTAACTGCAACAGCTGATAACAACATTAATGTATATATTTCAGCTATAGATACTAGTACTGTCACAATATCAGTTTCTGAATCTTTTACTGGCAATGTTTATTTGCAAATAACCGCGAGTTAGTAATATGGCAACAAAATCATCAATAACATCAGAAGGTAAAATTACCTTTACTAATTCAAACAGTGAAGCTTTACCGGTAAGCTTAGGCAGTAATACTTTAATTTTAACAGTGTACGGTGATAATGTAAATGTGTGGTATGAATCCGGGAATGTAAGAACATCAGAGCTATTTACTGGCGAAGTATACTACAGAGTAGTTTAGGAGAACAAAGATGAGTAATTTTAAGGCAAGTGGATTAAACGTTAGCGGAGATGCTAGTGTAACGGGGTCAATACATTTAATAGCTGCAGAAAGTAATACTACTTTATTAAATTTTGAAATGGACACTAACAACTATGATACAATATTGTATAGATGTGGCCAAGGTAATGGTTTTGGTTTTAATTTAGTATATTCAGGAAGCGGTAGTGGAAATAACAACACATTTGTAATTGAGGCTGATAATCAAGATTCTGATGGCCAAATAAATGCTTTAAAAATATTTCAAGATGGTGATGTACAGTTTGCGCAAAAAATAATTGCTCAGGAGTATATACATTTCCGCGGACAGGAAGATGTTGCTTATCCTTTTATATATTCTGGCGCAAGTACCTTCTTGAATGTCGATGGTAATGACTATTTAAATTTACATGGTGACGTACGTGTTAGTACGCAGGGTAGATTTGTGCACAATCCCGGAGATATGGATTTTGATTTTTTAGTAAATACTGACGATGAAATAGGATTTTTTTTCATAGATGCGAATGATAATTCTATAATACTTGGCCATAAGGAGTTTACTGATGAATTAACAGCAAATGCAGCTGCAGTCACCGGTTATGGTGCTGATGTAAATATAATGTTGTCTGGTTCCGCTGGCTCAAAGGATAGTGAAAATCGTGGTACCACGTTAATTTCTGGCGACCTTGTTGTTTCTGGCACTGTGTACAATGGCGATGGTGTATCGTTTACTGCAGGTGGCGATATTAGTAGCGTTGTTGCAGGTGCAGGTTTAACTGGTGGCGGACTAACTGGAGATGTGACTTTAAACGTTGGTGAGGGTGATGGAATAACAGTTGCAGCGAACGAAATTTCTGTTGATTTAACACCAGATTCAGGGCTACATGTTGATAGTTCCGGATTAACAATTGACAATTCAGTTGTTGCTACTTTGACCGGTTCACAATTTAGCGGAAATGTTGGTATCACTGGCTCTTTAAGCATTGGTAATGATGTGCTTATCGATAATAATAACAGAATATACTTTAACGGCACTGCAACAAATCAATACATATATGGTGCCGGTACTAGCATGTATATTGATGGTGACAACGTTGTTAGTTTAAGTGCTGATGTAAATATAAACTTAAATGCCGGTGCCAGTAGTATTAATTTTGTGACTATTGGAAGTAGTAAAACCGAATTTAATACATCTCTGCAGCCTTATAATTTTGAAGTTAATACAGATACTTCTTTTGCTACTCTTTTTGTTGATGGTACTGATGAGACGGTAATTTTAGGTCATGAAAGCTTTGATGCATCTCCTGCAGCATCAGAAGTCGATGGCTATGGAGACGATGTAAAAATTATGTTGTCAGGTTCAGCGGGTTCCAAAGATACCTCAACAAGGGGAGTTGTCCTTGTTCCGGGTGATTTTGTTGTTTCTGGTACTATATATGATGGCACTGGTGCTAGTTATTCTACTGGTGGAGGTGGGGGATCTGGTGACATTACTTCTGTTGTTGCAGGTACAGGTTTAACTGGTGGTGGTTTAACTGGCGATGTAACTTTAAACGTTGATGATTCTGTTGTTGCCACTTTGACCGGTTCACAATTTAGTGGAAATGTTGGAATTGCAGGGTCACTAGAAGTTGAAGGTGATCTTAGTTTAGTAGCTAATTCTAGATTAAGATTAAACAACCCCGGGGAAAATGATCAATATATTTATGGTAACAATTCTACTTTAAATATTGATGGAGATAACATAGTTACATTAAGCGCTGATAATAATATAAACTTAAATGCCGGTGCCAGTAGTATTAATTTTGTGACTATTGGAAGTAGTAAAACCGAATTTAATACATCTCTACAACCTTACAATTTTGAAGTTAATACAGATAATTACTTTGCTACTCTTTTTGTTGATGGTACTGATGAGACAGTAATTTTAGGTCATGAGGGTTTTGATAGTTCTCCTGCAGCATCAGAAGTCGAAGGTTATGGAGATGATGTAAAAATTATGTTGTCAGGTACTGTTGGTTCAAAAGATAGTACTGACAGAGGCGTTGTATTAGTATCAGGCGATTTAGTCGTATCTGGTACTATATATGATAGCGCAGGCTTTGGCGCCTCTAAATTTTTAGAAAGAGGTGCTTGTCAGATATCTAGTGCCACTTCAAACAATGATAGACTTTACCTTCCAGAAGATAGTTTAACTGAAAGTACAAGTATTAGTTATTATCATTCATTTGTTGCTCCTGGGTCAGGGAGCATTGAAAAATTAATAATTAGATCATGGGGATCCGCTGCAGCAACAAACTTAGCTGCAGTTGGTGCACTTACGGGATCTGTTCACATAGGTAATGCTGGCACTGATGCTGCACTCATTGAAACTGGGTATGATTCTATAGAAGAAGTTATTGTTGAAGATGCAGATGTTACCGGAGACACAAATGTTATTTTTAATTTTGTTGAATCTGATTTTGGCCCCGGAGATGTTTTTGCCATTGGGCTTAAACCAGACAACCTTTGGAACACCGGTGGAACAATAAGTTTATCTTTTACAATTGTTGGTTCATTAAAACAATAATTGACATTTTTATTTTACATCCTGAGATATGAGACATAATTCCTTTATGTAGAAATAAGGGGGTAAAATGTTTACTAGTAACATGTTTCAACAAGACAAGTTAATTGAAAGGGATATTGATTTAGTTTTTGTTGCTGATTTATTTGTTGAGGATTATATAGGTGGAGCTGAGTTAACTACGCAAGCCTTAATAGATAGTGCTGAAACTCATGGGATAAAAGTGCAAAAAATACATTCTCATGAGGTTACATTAAAAACTCTAGAATCCGGCTCGAACAAATTTTGGGTTTTTGGCAATTTTTCTAATTTCAACCAACAATTAATCCCTACAGTCGTTGGTAATATTAATTATTCTTTGTTAGAATATGATTATAAATTTTGTAAATATAGATCAGTAGAAAAGCATGCTGACGCAGAAGGTGTAGATTGCAATTGTAGTAATGAACAACAAGGCAAATTGATATCTGCTTTTTTTCATGGTGCAAGAACTGTTTTTTATATGAGTGAAAAACAAAAAGATTTGTATTTCCAAAAATTCCCATTTTTTGAAAAAGACGAAGGAGCTAAACATTTAGTACTATCTTCAGTGTTTGATGACAATTTTTTTGCAACAGTTAAAAAATTAAATGAAAAACACAAAGGGAAGAAAAGAAGTGGGTGGCTTGTATTAGGTTCATCTAGTTGGATAAAAGGTACTGATGATGCTATTAAGTGGTGCAATGATAATAATAAAGATTTTAAGGTTTTACAAGGTTTGCCAGTTGACGTTGTATTAGAAGAAATGGCGACTGCGGAAGGTATTGTTTACTTACCAAAAGGTAATGATACTTGCCCTAGAATTATTATTGAAGCACAAATGTTAGGCTGTGAGCTTGTAATGAATGATAAGGTTCAACATGCTACTGAATTTCCTTTTAAAGATGGAAGCTATGAAGATTTAGAAGTATATCTTTACACTAGAAGAGAGTTTTTCTGGGAAACAATAAAGGGTGACATGAATTGGCAACCAAAAATCTCTGGATACACTACAACATACAATTGTATCGAAGGTGGCTATCCATTTGAGGAATGTATAAAGTCTCTAGTAGGTTTTTGCACAGAAATAGTTGTAATGGATGGTGGATCAAATGATGGAACATTTGAAAAATTAGTTGAAATGCAATCTATAGAACCTAAAATTAGGATATTCCAACATAAAGTAGACTATAATCATCCTAGATTTGCTGTGCAAGATGGTTTGCAAAAAGCGAGAGCTAGAGAAAAATGCACTCAAGCTTTTTGTTGGCAAATAGATAGTGATGAGATTGTGCATGAAGATCATCATGTTTCTATATTCAAACTTTGTCGACAATTTCCAAAAATGATTGATTTAATAGCACTTCCAGTTATAGAATACTGGGGGTCAGATGAAAAAGTAAGAATAGATGTTAATCCTTGGAAATGGAGGCTTTCTAGAAATAAGCCAAACATTACACACGGTATACCAGCCGAGCTGCGCAGATTTGATGATAATGGTGACCTATATTCTGCACCTGGCACTGATGGTTGTGATTATATCGATAAAGAAACTTACCAAAGAATTCCACATGCATCATTTTATACAGAGCAAGTGCATCAAGTAAGAATGGCAGCTTTAGGTGGCAATAAAGATTTACAAGAAAATTATGAAAAGTGGTTTAATCAGTTAGTTAAAAACATGCCGGGTGTATTTCATTACTCGTGGTTTGATTTAGAAAGAAAAATAAAAACATATAAAACTTATTGGTCAAAACATTGGCAAAGTATGTATAATATAACGCAAGAAGACACAGTTGAAAATAACATGTTTTTTGATAAAAAGTGGGAAGATGTTACTGATCAAGATATTAAAGAAATGGCAGCTAAATTAAAAGATGAAATGGGCGGATGGGTTTTTCATCAAAAAATAGATTTTAATCGTAAAACTCCGCACTTACATGTAGAATTAAAACAACCTAAATGGATGATAGATGGATAACGTAAAAATATGTGTTGCTATTTGTAATTACAATCATTTGAAATATTTGGCTGATTCTATAAAATCAATACAAAATCAAACACATAAAAACTTAGATATATGTGTAATTGATGACTGTTCTGAAAATCAAAAAGAAGTTAAGTTACTAGTAGAATCTTTTATGATGTCAGATGAACGTATTAGATTAATATTACACAGCGAGAATAAAGGTAAGTGGCACTGTTTAAATGAAGCATATAGGACGACTGATGCACAAGTGTGTACTTCTAATGATGCGGATGATGTTTCACTTAAAGAAAGATTAGAAGTACAACTAAAATGCATGATAGCCACAAAGACTATACACAACTTATGTACGCATTTAGATTTTTTTGATGATGATGAGTTAAAAATGTATAATGAAAATTATGAATTTAAGCATGAAAAAATAGAAGTTATACAACCTGAAGTTGTAAAAAATCTAGTTTTACAAGGTTATCAGATAAAATATAAAATGGGGTTAGGTTTAAATCACTATTTTGTTGGTAAATATCAAACGACCGGTGCTTCTGCTATGTTTGATAGAGAAATATGGTTGCAAGGCATTAGATTTAACCCACCAGAGCAGGATCTAAGAGTATTGGTAAGCGAAGATTCTGATTTTAATTTTAGATGCACAGCACTTCTGGGAAAGACTTCTGTCGTAAATTTACCCCTTTATTTATATCGCAGAAACACTAGCACTAACGAGGAAAAAATATAATGAGCGTTAAGATGAAAATAGTTGTTCCTACTTATAATACGGAACATTGGATACAAAGGTGCATTCGTAGTATTGCTGCACAGTCTTATAAGAATTTTGAATGTGTGATAATAAACGACTGTTCAACTGATAATACAGGGCACATGATTGATCAGTGTAAAGAAATACAAGGTGATCCAAGATTTAAAATTGTTCACAATAAAGAAAATGTTAAGGCATTAAAAAATATTGTTGACGGTTTCAACATGTTAAATGCAAAGGAAGAACCTGAATCTGTGCTAATGGCTATTGATGGTGATGATTTTTTATACAGTTCAGAGTCTCTTACAGTAGTTGCCCAGTATTATGCGCAACTAAAACCTCTTTTGACTTATGGAAATTGGGTTGGGTGGCCGCATGGTACTCATTCTAATAATCGACCTATACCGGATCATGTGCACAATAGGAGAAATTACAGAGATTTGCCTTTTGCTTTTTCACATTTGCGCACTTTTAAAAGTAAGCTTTGGTACAACATTAAAGATGAAGATTTAAGAGGTCAAGATGGCAAGTATTTTGAATCTGGTTGGGACGTTGCTTTTATGTTACCAATGATAGAAATGGCAGGCAAAAGAACTGTTATGATCCCAAATGTTCTATATTGTTATAACATGGTTAATCCTATAAGTGATTGTAAAATTAGGGGACAACAGCAGATTAGCATTGATAACTATATAAGGACAAAAAAACAGTACAATTTGTTAGGGGGTTAAGATGAATAACGCATACACAGAGTGGAATAATATTACTAGTCAATTATTTGATTCTTATATTTTAAAATATGAACTTCAAGAAATTATATATACTAACAACTATGTTTTATATGATGCTGATAATATTAAAATTGACAGTATTAATAATAAATTTGCAAACGTTGCTGATATATGTGTAATTGTACCTTTTTTTGGTCGTTTCCAACATGTTGTCAACACATGTCAATCAATAATAGATGCTGCTGCAAAAACTAAATTAAATATTGAGCTAGTACTAATAGAAAAAGCTGATACCCAAGAAGATTTAAAAGCACATAATTTTTTTGCTTATTCAAGATTTAACATGATGCCAAAAAATTTACAATTTTTCTGTATACAAAAAGTGCATGCAAACTATAAATCAAAAGGTTTGTTAATGAATTTGGGCGCACTACTTCGGCCGAATGCAAAATATTATTTAGTACACGATAGTGATATCATTGTTCAGTCTAGTTTTTTTAACAAAATACAAAAAAATATTGAACGTAGAGGTGAAGTAAATTTTATGCAACCTTATAGTAATAATAGAATATTGTTGACTACTCCGATGTTAGCGGAAATGTACTTTACAAATATTATAAGTAATGATGATTTAAATGAAAAAATGCCTGGTGTTTTTGTAAATAAAAACTGGTATCAAAAACAATATTCTTATGGTGGTTCCGTGCTAATTTCAAATAAAGCATATTACGGTGTTGGTGGGTTTGATGATCAAATTTTCTGGACTTGGGGTGCTGAAGATATAATGTTTTGGACAAAACTAATAGATAAATATGGCCAACCAATATATGCTGATTATGACATAAACATGTTTCACATTTATCATCCACCATCAATTAATGAACAAACTTCACAGGGTGATTTTTTAAATAAAATGTTTACTTTGTCAGAAAAAATGTGGAACATGTATCAAAATATTGATCTTAACTCTAGGCTAAATTATATTAATAAAAAATCAAAATTTTTATCTAAATATAAAAACTTAGACATTGACATAAAAGATGCTATTTTTAAATTTAAAAAAATTAGCAGCAGGAGATTATAGATCATGAAAAATAATAAAAACATACTAGGGTTTTATGGCTCACATGATGCATCAGTAACCTATCTAGACAAAAAAGGAAAAATAAGAATTCTAGAGTTTGAGAGATTTTCTAAAAAAAGATACGCAATGTATTCAGATAGGTTTGACCACAGGACAATTGGTACGAATAATGAAACAAGATCAGCTTTTTTAAACTACGTGTCCCAAGATATAAAGACTACTGATGATTTAGTTATTGCTTATAATGAGCTTTCTGAAACTGATATTGCTTTTATAAAAAAACATTTTGAAAAAGCAAAATTTATACAATGCAACCATCATCAAGCGCATGCTTACTGTGCATATTACCAGTCCCCTTATAAAACAGCACATGTTATATCTTTGGATGGAGGAGGTCTAGATAATGGTGCAGTTTCAATGTCAAAAGTTTTTTATGCTGACAAAGATAAAGTAGAAGAAATTTTTGACCCAAAGATAGATTTAGGTAATCCATATGCAAAGTTAGGTTACGTAATATCTGAAATAAATCATGGTTATGACGGTCAAAAAATGTCACTTGCATATGCTGGTAAAATAATGGGTTTATGTGCATATGGTAATGCAAGAATGGAATGGCTTAAACCAATGCAAAAGTACTATAAGCACAAATCTTTGGATAAACTCGCAAAAGATATCGGCTTAATTTTGGGTCAAAATAGCTTAAGTGGACAAGTTGGTTTTGATTTAGCAGCGACCAGTCAACACGTTTTTGAAGATATAGCTTTTAATTTAGTTAAAAACGTTTTTGATAAGAAAAATGATAATATTATTTTAACCGGTGGTTGTGCACTCAATGTTTTATTTAATCAAAAATTAAAGCTTTTTTTAAAAAATACTGATTACGATCTTTTCGTGCCACCTAATCCAAACGACTGTGGGCTTTCTTTTGGTCAGTATTGCATGTTTAACAATGTAAAGCATAATGACATATTATATAATGGTTTCCCCGTATTAGATTTACAAAAATTAGACGCTGTTGTCAAGAATTACAATGCAAAAAAAATAAAAACTAGTGACATTGTAGACTTGTTATCGCAGGGAAAAATAATTGGTTTAGTTTATGGTGATTCTGAAGTAGGACCTCGTGCGCTAGGAAATAGAAGCATTATTTGTGATCCTAGTTTTAAAAACATGAAAGATGTTTTAAATCTTAAGGTTAAATTTAGAGAGTGGTTCCGTCCATTTGCCCCAGTTTCTCTTTTAGAAGACGCACCAGTTTTTTTTGATGATGCTTTTGAATCACCGTATATGAGTTATGCCCCAAAAGTAAAGGAAGAATATCAAAATATTTTAAAAGCTATTACACATGTAGATGGAACGTCAAGACTGCAAACAGTTACAAAAGGGCAACACAAGCTTTTTTATGACATTTTAGTTTGCATGAAAAAAAATAAAAAAACACCAGTACTGTTAAATACTTCATTTAATATTAAAGGTTATCCTATACTGACAACAATTGAAGATGCGCTGTATGTTTTAAATAACACTGAGCTTGACCATGTTATAATTCAAGGCTACTTGTTTTCGAAAAAAGGTTTATGATGAAATATGTTATAACAGCAAAAGGATTATTAGATGTCAATACTGGCAATGGTTCGTTTTCCGGCGGAACACCAGTTTCTCAAACAGAGTGCGCGACAGAACTTATAATTACAAGATTAGAAGCTATTAATTTATTTAAACAAGGCTTGATAAACAGTGACACATGTGTTGTAACATTACCGGAAAGAAGATTTTTATATGAGAATATTTTTACTAAAACAGAGGTGTATAACCCAAGTAAAGTTTATAAAGATTGCATTGATTTAGTTTCAAATGAAAGTATAGAGAGATTGTGTAAAAAATTGCCTTATAAACCTTTTTACAAATATTTTGACCGTGACAAAAAAGAGATATTAGATATACCACTTAACAAATCAATACTAAATATGGAGTGTGATCAATTTCTTATTTGTATTCCTAGACTAAAAAACTCAGACACTAGAAGAAATTTAGAACAGAATTATTGGGAAAATTTTATAAAAAAAGCTAGTAAAATATATAGTAAAGTATGTGTTTTTGGGAAAGGCAATCAAAATTTAGATAATGGTAAAAATATTGTTTATATTGATACACTAAAAGATTATTGTAGTTATTTGCACCACCCAAATTGTGCGCATGTTGTTAGTACAATATCAGGACCATGTCATTATGCGCAATCATTTTCAAATACGGGTGGAAAAACTTTGTTAACAATGATTGATAATTATAATTTAATAGAAAAGCATGGAGATGATCCTTCTTACTTTCACCCATGTATCAACTTTACAAATATTAAAATTAACTTTATTAAAAAAGTGCCAACAGTTGATGAGCTATTGGAAACACTGGAGGAAAAATGATAGGTAAAAAATTAGACAAATATATTGAGGAAAAAGTTGCTGAAGTGCTTAATAAAACAAAATTTCCGGAATATGATAATATACATAGTGATTCTTTTTCTGAATTGATAGATAAACTAATAATTGTGCACACCAGGCTTTGGTATCTTGAAGATGCTTTAAATGTTGAAACTGACCCACATAAAATTGCTGAGTTAAAAAGAAAAGCAGATGTTACATTTAAAGAAAAAAGACCTATGTTGGTCAAAGCAATCGATAAAACAATCACAAATATGTGCAATGGAAAATATAATCCAACAGTTGAAAATATAAAAGCTTATAAAGGTTATAAAAAAGAAAATGAATAAAGATGATAAAATTTTAGTTGCTGGTCATAGAGGATTTGTAGGAAGTAATTTAGCTAAGCACTTAAAAAATCTAGGTTATACAAATATTAGTGGTTACACTAGAAAACAAGTAGATCTATCTAACGTACATGAAACTAACTCTCTTTTTAAATCACAAAATTTTGATTATGTTTTTATGTGCGCAGCAAAATGTGGCGGATTACAAGCAAATTTAGATGACCCATATAGTTTTTTGTACGATAATTTAGTCGTACAAAATAATTTAATACATGCATCAATAGAAAACCATGTTAAAAAAGTACTGTTTTTAGGTTCAAGTTGCATTTATCCAACAAATTATAAGCAACCACTAAAAGAAGAATACATATTACAGGGTCCAGTTGAACCAACAAATGAAGGCTACTCAATTGCTAAAATAGCAGGGCTTAAACTTTGTGAATATGCTAACAGCCTGCTAGGACAAACTCATGGCGGCATAAAACATACGACCAAGTTTATTTCACTAATGCCTTGTAATTTATATGGGCCAGGCGACGATTTTGATCTTAGAAATTCACACGTAATGGCAGCATTAATCAGGAAATTTGTTGAAGCAAAAAAAACAAATGCAAATCACGTAAAAATATGGGGAACTGGTAAAGCCAGGCGTGAATTTTTATACATTGATGATTTGTCAAGTTGTATGGTGTGGGCTATGACAAATATTGAAAAGACTAAAACATTTTTAAATGTAGGTACTGGCTGTGACATAAGCATAATAGAATTAGCAAAAATGATAGCAGAAATAGTAGATTTTAATGGTGACATAGTTTTGCAAAAAGAAAAACCAGAAGGCATGATGAGAAAGTGTTTGGATGTTGAAAAAATACAAAAACTTGGTTGGCGACATCAGGTTCTACTGCAAGATGGTGTCAACAAAACAGTAAAATATTATATTGATAATTATTCGTGAGTTTCATATGAATTCTAAAAAGCCATTAAATATAAATCTCTATGGGGGTGATTTTAGTCACCAATCTTGTAGTACATTAAATCAAGTATCAAAAACTATATCATGGAACATAACGTCTTATGATAGTAATATAAGTTTTTATGCTGATAAAAAAATAGATAAGTTATTAAGTGATAAAAAAAGTGATGTAGTTTTTGGCTGGCTTCTAGAAGCTAGTTGTTTAATAAAAAAACAAGTCAGGTATTGCATAAATAATCATAACGCGTTAAAAAAGAAAGCCAAGTTTATTTTTACACATTGTTCAGAACTTTTAAATCTAGATCCAGATTTTTACAAATTTGCACCGACAGATGGCACATGGATAAAAAAACCAAAAATACATGATAAAACTAAAGCAATATCTTTTATCACTAGTAATAAATCATACACAGTCGGACATAAAAAAAGATTACATTACTTAAATAAGTTTCGTTCACACGTCGACCTGTATGGAAGGGGTTTTTTTGAAATAGAAGAAAAAGAGTATGGCCTTAATGATTACATGTTTTCAATATGCATTGAAAACGATTTTGACAATTTGTTTTTTACAGAGAAAATTTTAGATTGTTTTGCAACCGGTACTATACCAATATATTTAGGGGCGAAAGACATTGGTAAATATTTTGCTACTGATGGTATTATTTTTTTAGATGAAAATACTGACGTCACCTTGCTGAATAAAAATTTGTATCTAAGTAAACTTGATGCTATTAATTATAATTATAAAAAAGTAGTAAATGAATTTATGAATTCTGAAGACTTTATATATCACAACTATTTACAAAATATTTTGTAAGAATTTTAGGATACTGTTATTATGCTTTGTAGCATTGAAAAATTAATAAATAAAGAATTAAATAAAGATTGTTATGTTCTAGGTTTAGGACCATCATTAAAAAATAGTTTAGATTTTTTAAAAACTATTGACAGAGAGAAAACTGTTATTATTTCATGTAATCACATTGATGCAATGACGGATATTGTGCCAGATTACTGGGTGATTGCTAACAATTTACCTGAATTTAATATTGAACAAAACTATAAAAAGTATAACAAATTTAGAAATACAAAATTGGTATATTGTTATAGAGCTTGTAATGCTAGTTATAGAAAAAAATACGTATATCTGAAGCATGACAAATTTTATGATCAAAATCATTTACAGCATGATTTAAACTTAGTGTCTTGCGATTTTGTCCCCTTTTCCGATTGTCTTTTTTGTCCTCCGGAGTTAAAAAAAATAAATATTAGCGCATGTAAAAGGACACTAAATGAAGTATACTGTGATTACATTGGACAAAGTGACTATATGTATTATCACAAAAACGGTGGAAGATGTCATACTGTCGCAACACATATGTTAAAGTTAGCTATAATACTTGGCTGCAAGAATATAAATATATCCGGAGTAGATTTAGATTACAGCAAAGGGTATGTTAACAACAGTCCAAAAAATGGTGTTAAACCTAGGAAAAAATTGGGTTTAACCCTTATGAAGGCCAAAGGGAGAGATGAAACTATAAAATACATCAAGTTAATTAAAGATGATAGCAAAAAAGTCGGTGTTAAGCTGTATTCTCTAATAGAAAATGGCAATATAAATTCTGTTCTAGAATATAAAAAAACTTAAGAATAATTTAAACATGTTTAAGTCTAATAGTATTATATTATAAAAATTAGAGGTAAATATGCACATAGATTTTGAAAATATCGAAAATAAATTAGCGTCAAGTATCGACAGCGATGAATATAAAAATTTAGTTGATAAAATTAAAAAAGTTGATAGAATTTACTTGCTAGGAAATGGTGGTTTGCATTTTGTCGCAGGACACATGTCAACAGATTTAACCAGGTTAATTAAAAACAAAGTAGCTTATTCATTTGATTCGGTTGGCTTTGTTACTAGTAATGCTAATGATCATGGTTTTGAAAATCTATTTGTTAGATGGTTAGAAACAACGTCTTCTGTTGATTCACCCGAGAAATGTTTAGTAATAGGCATGTCATGTTCAGGAAACTCTACTAATGTTGTTAATGCACTAGACTGGGCTGAAAAAAATAATTATAAGACTTTTCTAATAAGCGGCCAAAAATCACAAAATTTAAGTGCCGGTATCGATGAACTTACTTTTAATTGTAAATATTTTCACACTGTTGAGGTTTTGTGTATGATGTTGTTTTATGATGTTGTTCATGCTGTCGGCAGTTTGTGTCCATCGATAAATGAAGAAAAGAAAAGATTAGTTAACTCATCTTTGCGAGGTTAATATGATACCAAGATTGCATTCATTTGATGATGAAACTAAACAAATAGGTATAGATTTTGACGGCGTTATTCATGCAAACTCTAAAGGTTTTTTTGATGGCACCGTTTATGATGTACCTGTTCCAGGTTCTATAGAAGCAATTAAAAAAATATCTAAAAAATATGACATTGTAGTTTTTAGCGCAAAAGCGAGAACAGATAGAATGTTAATAAATGGTAAGACTGGTGTAGAACTCATTAAGGATTGGTTGCAAAAACACGGCATATTAAAATATGTAAAAGAAGTAACAGCAGAAAAGCCTCGTGCTGTTGCTTACATTGATGACAAAGCGATAAGATTTACCACATGGGAAAATGTGTTTGACAATATGGATGATTTAGGAATATGAAAATAGTTGCAATAGTACCAGCGCTATCTGGTGGGCAAAGGTTACCAAATAAAAACCTTTTATTGGTCGATGGTGAACCAATGATAAGTTATGTACTTTCCGCTTTAACAAAAACAACTGCCATAAACGATGTGTTTGTAAGTACTGATATTCCGGAAATTAAAAACTTCGTAAATTTAAATTTTAAAGAAGTAAAGTGCGTTGATAGATTATCAAACTATGGTGGGACTAGCTGCAAGATGAAAAATGCATCTGCAGATTGCAATGGAAAAAGATGTCAGGTACACGATCACTACCTCTATGATTTTATTAATAATGTTGATGCTGACATATTAATACAAGTGCATACCACATCACCACTTTTAAAAGCTTCAACCATTAATTCTTTTGTACAAAAAATGTTAGATGAAGATTTAGATTCTTGCTTTGCAGTTAACAACCACCAAAAAGAGTGTTTGCTTTCTTCCGCACCTATCAATTTTTCTTTAAAAAAGAAGACTCCAACACAAGATTTAAAAGTTGTTTCAGAGATAGCTTGGGCAATTTCCGGATGGAAAATTACATCATTTAGAGACGCTTATGAAAAAAATCAAAGTCCATCGTTTGTTGGCAAAATTGGTTGGCACCCAATAAACAAGCTGGAAGCTATAGACGTTGACGACTGGGAAGATTTATACATTGCTGAAGCTTGTTTATCACATGCAAAACGTATTGAAAATGTCGGACAAAAAAAATTAACAATCGAAACAACTAGCATAGAACGAGAATTAAAAGATTTAATTGAGAAAGATGGTTGTACACAATCTGAAAAAGTAACATATAATCAAATTCTAAACAATATATATATTGCTAAAAATGAAATGGGCACCGGGTCATGGTGTTACCCAGTCATTATCACGGACAATGATCAAGCGTGTTTTATCCAACAAGTACCGGGTGAAGGCTGTAGATGGCACAATCACCCAACTAAAGATGAGTTCTGGATTGTTATGGATGGTAAATTTGCATTTGAAATAGACGGGTTTGAACCGGTTATTGAAAAAAAAGGCGATGTTGTTTATGCAAAAAAAGGAATAAATCACAGAATTACATGTGTTGGCGATAAACCAGGTATAAGATTAGCTTGTGGAGAGAGAAATTTTGCTCACATATATGAAAACAATGAGCCACCTAAGAGATTTAAATGAATTTAATAATGCTTGGACATACTGGCTCAATTGGTCATTACATTTTTAATAAATATAAAAATCAAGGTTTCAATATCACTGGTTACTCGAGTAAAGATTTTAATGCGGAATCTGATAGTGACGTAAAAAATATTGCCGAAAAAATACGTAATACTAAAAAAATCGACGGTTTTATAAATTGTATGGGTGTTGTCGATTTACCTGAGTATAAAAATGTGGTTTCTTTTAACAAACTTTTAAACATTAATTTAAAAGCTGCATTTGCTTTAAGCGTAGCCGCAGCTGAAAATATGAAAAGCCACAAAAGTGGTTCAATCATAAACATTGGTTCAATTGCATCAAATAATGTGAGAATTGGCCGGGTAGGTTATACTGCTACAAAAGCTGGTCTTGAGGGACTAACTAGAGCTTTGGCAATAGAATATGCACAATATAATATTAAAATAAATTGTGTTGCCCCTGGACCTACTGAAACTGATTTGTTAAGAAATACCTTAAGTAAAAAAGATTTTAAAAATTTAATAACACTAATGCCAATGCAAAATTTAGTACAACCTAATGATATTTACACTACAGTTGATTTTATTCTAACAAAAAATAACTGTATAACTGGCCAAACAATTGTGGTTGATGGTGGATTAAGTATCAAATCTAATTTTTAATAAAGGAAAATATGATATCAGTTAACTTAATGGGTCGTTTTGGAAATCAGCTTTTTCAAATTGCCACTGCAGAATCATTGGCTATTGATAATGGTGCATCGACAGTCTATTTTAACACTGTTGCTGGTACAACCCCTAAGCTGCATGAAACAATGTTATATATGAATACTTATTACAACAAAATAAATTTTTTACCACATAACCTAATAAAATCTTTTAAATTTAATGTGTGCAGTGAGAAAGAATTCGCATTTAATCCAATTCGATACAGCCCAAATATGCTGCTAAATGGATATTTCCAATCAGAAAAATATTTTTTTCACAATGGTCATTTGATTAAAAAATTATTAAGCATGCCCGACAAGCAAATTAAAGTTATAAAACAGTTGCACCCGGATTTATTTGCGACAAACTTAAATGATTATGCTTGTGTACATGTACGCCGCGGCGATTATGTAAATTTGTCTAATGTACATACGAATCTAGCAGAGGATACTAATTATTACATTGATGCAATGCGTGAATTCGAGAATAAAAAATTTATTTTTTTCTCCGATGATATTTCTTGGTGTGCTAATTATTTTGGTAAAGAGCATACGTATTTTACTAGTGCATGTGACATATATGATTTTTACATAATGGGTTTGTTTAATAATGTTATAATGAGTAATTCAACCTATTCATGGTGGTCTACTTGGTTGTATGAAAAAGATGACAAAAAAATAATAGCACCAAAAAAATGGTTCTCTAATAATATAAATTCAAATGATTTAATACCTAACAGGTGGAGTTTAGTATGATAAAATTAGTACAAGATACTATTGACTACAGTGACATAGAATACTTAATTAGTTGGTTGAAAACAAACCCAAGATTAACTAAAGGGCCAATAACTCAACAGTTTGAGAAAGAATGGGCATCTTTTCAGGGTGTTGGTTACACTACTTATGTTAACTCCGGTTCTTCTGCAATACTTTTAATGTTATATGCACTAATAGTTGCAAAAAAAATAAAGCCCGGTGACAAAATAATTGTGCCGGCAATTTCTTGGGCAACAGATTTAGCACCAGTTATACAGTTAGGCCTTGTACCAATATTATGTGATTGCAATCTAGATGACTTATCAGTTGACCTAGATGCTTTGGAAAAACTATGTGCTGATGAAAAACCAAGTGCTTTGATATTAGTTTCAGTTTTAGGCCTAGTTCCTAAAATGGATAGTATTGTAGATATATGTCAAAAGTATAACGTTGTATTACTTGAAGATGTTTGTGAATCTTTGTATTCTCAGCACAAGGGGAAACAGCTTGGTAATTTTGGTTTAATGTCTTGTTTTTCATTATATTTTGGTCATCACATTTCTACGATTGAAGGTGGTATAATTTCTACAAACTGTGATGAAATGAATTGCATTTTAAAATCAATAAGAAATCATGGTTGGGACAGAGATCTAAACACAAACAAACAAAAAGCATTACGAAAAGAACATAACGTATCTGACTTTGATGCTTTATATACTTTCTACTACCCGGGTTTCAATGTGCGTGCCACAGATTTGCAAGCATATTTAGGACTAAAACAGCTAGGAAAAATAAAACCTTATTCAGAAAAGCGTGAGGAAAATTACAAGCATTACCAAAAATCCTTACCGGATTCTTTTTGGAAACCAGTCTATAGAAAAAATACGTTTATATCTAGTTTTTGTTATCCTATCATACATGAAAAAAGGGACAAAATAGTTGCTAACTTATTAAAAAACAATGTCGAGTGTAGACCGCTTATTTGTGGCACAATGGGTAGACAGCCAATGTATGTTTCAAGGTATGGTGTAAAAAAATTAAAAAATGCTGATTATGTTTCTAAATATGGTTTTTATATACCTAATCATCAAAATTTAACTTTTAAAAATATTGATAATATAGTTAATATTATAACAGAAACAATTTAAATAGGTAAACACAATGAAGAAAACAGCGTTAGTAACCGGTGTCACTGGTCAAGATGGCTCTTATTTAGTAGAATTTTTACTCGAAAAGGGTTATAGAGTTATTGGTATTAAAAGAAGGACTAGTCTTATAGCAACGGGGAGAATAGACCACTTATTATCAAATGACAATTTTATTTTAAAATATGGTTCAATGCATGACTCCGGATGGATGTACGAAGTTATTTCAAAATATAAACCGCAAGAAATATATAATTTAGCAGCACAAAGTCATGTACGCGTAAGTTTTGATTGTTCTATTGAAACTGTTGATATTGTTGCGACAGGGACTTTGCGTTTATTAGAAGCTTGTCGATTATTATGCCCGGAAGTAAAATTTTATCAAGCTTCATCTTCTGAAATGTTTGGTGACAACCCTGTCAACCCACAGAGTGAAACTACAAAGCTGCAGCCAGCATCACCATATGCATGCGCTAAAGTTTTTTCACACAATCTTATGCATAATTATCGGCAAAGTTATAATATGTTTTGCTGCTCAGGCATACTTTTTAATCATGAATCTCCCAGAAGAGGGGAAACTTTTGTTACTAGAAAAATTACAAGAGCTGCAGCTAGAATTAAACTAGGTTTGCAAGATAAATTATATTTAGGCAATCTAGAAGCCAAACGTGACTGGGGGCATTCAAAAGATTATGTTGAAGCAATGTGGTTGATGTTACAACAGAAAGTGCCTGATGATTTTGTCATAGCGACGGGAAAGACTTACTCTGTAGCAGAGTTTTTAAAGACAGTTTTTGATTATGCTGGATTAAGTATTGAAAAACATGTTGAGTTTGATAAAAGGCTGCTAAGACCTCATGAGGTGCCTTTGTTGTTAGGGGATCCAAGTAAAGCTAAAAAAGTTTTAGGGTGGAAACCTAAATATGACATGCATAGTTTAGCAAAAGAAATGTATGATTCTGATTACATATATTTTAAAAACTTTTTAACATAAAAACACAAAACTGTTGGTATATTATCTTATATATTTAAAATAGGATTAATTATTATGATGTTACCAACTGGAAAAGCACACATATCGTTTAGTGAAATTAAGCTATGGGCAGAATGTTCTTATAGGCATAAGTTGACATATGTTGATAAGTTAGATGCGTATCAAGATAACCAATATGCTGATTTTGGAACAATATGCCACAACCATATTGAGATATTTTTAAAATCAAAAAAACCAATATCAGAAGATCAAGTAATTATTGATTTTAAAAACATGTGGAAAGAAAGAAGGTACGATAGTGATGAGTTTATTTTAGAAAAAAAGGAAAGCGATAAGAAATACAAACATGTTTATTTAGAAACCTGGGTTAAATATGCATTGCAAATATTAAGTGAATTCCCGGAGTGGATGAATAGCACGTTTCCCGATTATCAAGTTTTATCAGTCGAAGAATTGCTGATGGAAGACATAGAAGGTCATGATCAAAAATTTAAAGGCTTTATTGATTGTATAATAAAAGTGCCAAAGAAAAATGATAAATATTTATATTACATTATTGATTGGAAAACGACAGGCCCTGGAGGCTGGTTTTATCTCAAAAAAAGGGATTTTAACAGTTTAGCACAAATTGGTATGTATAAGCTGTTTTGGTCAAAAAAATATGAAGACATCAATGTCAAAGATATAAGAACCGCTTTTGTATTTCTAAAAAGAGGTGCAAAACCTGGGAAGTGTATAGATATATTTACAGTGTCAACTGGGCCGAAGTTTTTAGAAAAATCTAGTAAACTAATTAACACAATGCTTTATAATGTTAAGAAAGGTGTTGCATTGCGAAATTATAGCAATTGCAAATTTTGTCCATTTAAAAATACGGAGCATTGCAGTGGTGGAGAATACACGTAAAAAAAAGATAGTAGTTTTATCAGATCACGCGCTATCTACTAGTGGCGTAGGTACGCAGACTAGACACTTAATACATGGTTTGTTAGAAAAAGGCACGTGGTCTTTTAGGCAGTTAGGTGCAGCTATGAAACATGCATCATATGACGTTATTACAGTAAATGATGATTTTATTATTAAACCAGTTGATGGATTTGGCACTAAAGAACAAATACGATTAATATTAGCTACAGAGAAACCTGACGGTATTTTAATATTTACTGACCCAAGATTTTTCGTTTGGTTTTTCGAAATAGAAGATGAAGTAAGACAAGTTTGTCCAATATTTTATTGGCACGTATGGGATAATGCACCATATCCGGCTTTTAATAATCCTTATTATGATTCATGTGATCTGATTAATTGTCATAGTTACCACACCTTCGAACAAGTTTCCGAAAAATACCCAGAAAAGACTAATTTTGTGCCGCACGCTTTGCCAAACGATATTTTTTATGAAATACCAGAAGAAGAAAAAAATGCAATGAAAAAGCAGTTTTTTGGCGACTCCGGGGAAGATTTGTTTATTGGTTTCTGGATGAATAGAAATGCAAAAAGAAAGAGGCCAGGCGACTTATTGCTAGCATGGTCTATGTTTATAAAAACGTTAGAGAAAAATCACGGACACAAAAAAGCTAAACTAATAATGCACACTGATCCTAGAGATAATGAAGGGCCTAATTTAATTGCAATAGTAGATATGTTAGGAATAAGAGATAATGTTTTATTTTCTAATCAGAGAGTTGGATTTAAAGAAATAAATATATTGCATAATATTGCTGATTTTACTATCAACATATCTTTTGCAGAAGGGTTTGGTCTTTCAACACTAGAAGCTATGCAAACGGGGACACCTATTATTGCTCCTAAGACTGGCGGTCAAACACGACAAGTAGTTGATCACCGTGATGGCAGCGAAAATGGTTTTGCTTTGCCTATTGAATTTAAAACTTTAGTTGGCTCACAAAATGTGCCTTACATTTATGAAGATTACACTAGCATAGAAACTATTGCAGAAAAAATTACTGCTATGTATGAGTTAGGAAAAGAAGGTCGAAAAGCTTTAGGTGAAAAAGCAAAAAAATATGTCGAAAGTGAGTTTAACTATCAAAAAACAATAGACTTGTGGCATGATACAATGAATGAAACAATAGAGAAGTTTCAAAAAAACACTAGAAGATTTACTTGGAGTAGTTTATAATGAAAACAATGCTTATAAGAGGTCCACTTTTAAGTCAAAGTGGTTATGGCGTACACTCAAGACAAATATTTAAATGGGCACTAGAAAACACTGATTATCAAATATTTGTGCAGGTTTTACCTTGGGGGATTACGCCATGGTATACAAATAGTGATGCATGTGACGGGCTAATTGGTGAAATATTTAAACGGACGGCACCAATTAATACTAAGTGTGATGTTTCAATGCAAATACAACTTCCTAATGAGTGGGATACTAGTTTAGCAAAAACAAATATTGGTGTCACTGCAGTTGTAGAAACTGACATATGTAGCAAAGAATGGGTAAACGCTTGCAACAATATGAGTGCTGTAGTTGTGCCTTCTAAATTTTGTAAACAGACTTTGCTAAATTCAGGTCACAGTGGCAAAAATCTTTTTGTAATTAGCGAGTCTTTTATTGATGAATGCAATTTGCCTATTAGAGAAAGTTACCCTTTTAGGACCAGCGTAAATTTTCTTCTGTTCGGCCAAATAACAGATATGAACGTTGAAACAGATAGAAAAAATACCTTCAATGCTATTAAATGGTTTTGTGAGACATTTGAAGAAACTGTTGGTGATGATGTACATCCGGATGATGTTGGATTAGTTATCAAAACTAATTGTGGTACAAATAGTAAAATCGATTACAATTTAACAAAAAGGCAATTAGAAGCATATATAAAAAATGTGCGCAAAGGTAATTATCCAAAAATATATTTATTACATGGTCATATGACGAATGAAGAAGTTGTTGGTTTATACAAACACCCAAAACTTTTAGCTTTGTTAGCGCCAACTCGTGGTGAAGGATTTGGTTTGCCAATTTTAGAAGCAGCAGCATGTGATTTACCGGTAATAGCAACAAATTGGTCCGGACATTTAGACTTTTTAGGTGATGATCATTGGCTCAAAGTAGAAAAAAGAACGGTGATGGTGCCACCCGGGAAAATAGATGGTCGTATCTTTGTAGAAAATAGCAAATGGGCTGAGCCATTAGAGTTCAGTTACAAGCAAAAACTAAGATATGCAGCTATGAATATGGTAGAAGTTAAATCTGAAGCAAAAAAACTAGGTAAAAAAGTAAGATCAAAGTTTAGTCACAAAGTCATTGTTAAAGATTACAATAAGTTATTTAGGCGTTTGAAATGTTAGAAATATTAATTTGTTTAGGTTTAGTTTTATTTATAGTATGTTGCGTTTCACTATACTATAATTACAAATTTGCTATGGCATTATTAAAAATTGAAGATTCTTTGACGGAATGTCTGGATATATTAGATGAACGTTACGCTAGCGTTGCAAAAATATTAGAGACACCACTGTTTTATGATTCACCGCAAATAAGACAAGTTGTTATAGATATGCAAAAGTGTCAAGAGAGTATTTTAATGGTAGCAAACGTTATATCAAAGGTAGAAAATGTAAATGAAGAAGAGAGTAATTAAAAGAAAGCCTTCCGGAAAAAAACCATATTTTACGAAGGAAACACAAGCTAATATTAAACTTTTTATTGAATCAGAAGATTTTGATGAAAGAGAAAAGATATATAGAGAAAAAATAAAACCAGCATTAGAAACTTTAGTTGAAAATTTAATATTTGTATATGGGTTTCATAAGCAACACGCAGACATACAAGCTTTAAAACATAATTGTGTTATAAATTTATTTGAATCTTTGCATAAATTTGATCACGATAGAAATAAAAATGCATTTTCTTATTTTAATGTTGTTGCAAAAAACTGGTTAATTATATACAGTCGAAAAGTTAATAAAATAAAAAGAAAGACAGTTTATTTAGCAGATCAAGCTAGCTTCTCGGCTGGTGATATGTTGACTCTTTCGGAGTATCACAAAGCTGGTCCAGCAATGCTCCCAATTGAAAAAGAAGAAAAACAACAAGCTTTAATGGATATGTTAGGTTATCTTAAAACACAGTGTAAGTCTGATAATGAAAATCGATGCATGGATGCTATTATAAAAATATTCAGAGATAATTCTAATTTAGATTATTTAAATAAAAGAGCAATATTTGTTTATGTTAGAGAATTAAGTGGTCTTAATTCAAAACAACTATCTGTCTGCATGTCTAATATTAGAAAGTATTATAGAAAAGTAGTTGGTCCGGATAAGGAGTTTGATATATTATGAGCAAACAAATGACATTTGAAGAAATAGAAGATAAAGTAAAAGATTTTAAAAAACTATTAGAATCTATAGACGCTAGCAGTGACAAAAAGAAAACACTGTGGAAAGAAATATATGAAAATGCTTATTTAGATAGAATGAATGCATATATGTTATTTACTGATGTATACATGGGTTTAAGTGGTGACAAATCAGATCACATTGCTTTAGGGCAAACAATGGCTAAATATTTAGAGCGTATGAATAAAGCTAATGACCAGTTAATCAAATTAGCAGAGATTATTTCAAAAGAAGAAGAAAAAAGCTCAAAGATAAACCCAGATGATTTGTTCTCGGAGATATCAAAATAATGGACGCGTCTAGATCAGGTTACATAGATAGGCTAAGAGTTAAAAATAATAGCGCCGGTGTGCTTAAGAAAGGCGTTGTGCAATATATTGTTAACGATACCGACAACTTTTCTATTGACGAAAATGACGTTGTTATAAATGAAAGATATGTTGACTCTGCGCCAGCAAATTCATTGTTAGTGTATGATGTAACTAAAGGAAAATCAGATGAAACGTTAATGGTTTTGTACCCTATGTTTCAATCGCATATTCAACTGCCAGTAAAAGTTGGTGAACATGTTTTTTTCTTAGAAGATTCTAGTGGGCTTGGTTATTACATATCACGAGTTCACGATACTAGAGCAGTAGAAGATTTAAATTATACGCATTCTCCTAGAAAATTTTTAGAAGACAGTGAAAGAACTACAGATCAAAAAGCTGAACAAAATAGTGGCAACAGTAATTCTAATTATGTGCCTGAATTTAATGATGGTGGAGAAACAGATGAAACTAAATCATTTGTAAACTTAGATTATGAACAAATTATTGAGAAGTCAAAAGAGAGCATTGTTTATGACGCTGTTCCTCCCTTGAAAAAAAGGTTAGGCGATTTAGTACTGCATTCAAGCTATAATTCATCTATTGTATTAGGTGCTGATCGCGGCCATATTGAAACTAACGAACGGCTGGAAGAATCAAATGTTGGTACAATACCTAAAAATAAATCTGGTACAATTGATATAGTAGCAGGTCGTGGTCAAACCCGAGGTGTTAATGTTGCAACTGCACAGTTAGAAATAACGAATGCAAGAAATGAAAATGAGCTAGATAAAGCTCCATATTTAAATGGACTTGAAGTCAACGTTGCTACTGGTGATCCACATTTTAAGTATGATGATTCTAGAATTTATGTAAGTATGAACACATCCCCAGATGACAATTTCCAAATATCCAAAAGTTTCGCGCAAAGATTTTCTACTGATTATAATTTATTTGAAAACGTGCCAGCAATAGTTTTAAAAAGTGATCACTTAAGATTTGTTGCTAGAAAAGATGACGATATGTCTGCTAATGGCTCTATAAGGTTAGTAAAAGAGGGCGCTGTTGACACTGATGCCTGTTCAATAGGGCTAGAACCAGATGGTGAAATACACATAGCTGGTAGTAAAATATATTTAGGTCGGCCCAGTGCTAGTTTAAAAGGGCCTGGCGAAGGTGGTTCAGAACCTTATATAATGTACTCTGCATTAGAAAAATTATTAAATGATACATTTGATATTATTACTAATTTTTGCACAACCTTAGAAACACATGTGACGCCTGGTTTTGGTGCACCCAGTCCACAAATAACGGCTGCAGCAACAAAGTTGAAAACTGAAATAGGTTTTACAAGAAGAGCGATTGTTGATATAAAGTCAAAGAGGATATTTGGAGAATAAAATGGCATTAAACAAAGCTACATTAAAAAACAAAATTGAGACTGCATTTAAAAATCAATTACAAGCATCAAAAGAAAAAAATGCAAACCCGGAAGCATTAATTGCTGAATTAAGCCAGTCAATTGCTGATGCAGTTGATCAATATATAAGAAGTGCTACTATTATTGTGCCTCCAGGGCAGCCAGTGCAAGTTGTTGTCCCGGCTGGTACTGGTGCCACAGCAGGACCTTCATCACCCGCCACTATTTCATGAAATTAAGTTGTATATTTTTTACTATAGTATAATTATGCTTGGAGTGTTATAATGACGTCAAGCAGAAATAGAAAAGTATATGATTTTAAATCAGTAGGAAATAAGTTAGATGTAATCGTTGACAGTAACAAAGCTTTTGTTAATGAAACGACGCCTACTTTGCCTCCTATAGGTATACAGACACCAATACAATTAAGTAATGAAGATAGTTTGTTTGCTATGCATAAAGATATAGCAAAAAATGTTTCGGACAATTTGCGTAATTTAATATTGACAAATAAAGGTGAAAGACTTGGTAGACATGATTTTGGTGCAAATTTAAGAATCTTACTGATGGAATATACTAATTTAGAAGATTTTGAAAATGCTGCAGTTAGGTCTATAAAGCAAAACGTTAATAAGTATCTTCCATTTGTTTCTTTGGGGTCATTTCAAACTTTTACGGACCAGGTTGACAATAAAAATGTAGCTAAAATAGGGATAAGATTAACTTATTACTTGTATGACATTGATGACAAAGAAAGAATGTTAGAAATCATGTTGTATGTAGGAGGATAAAATGGCGAAACTAAAAAACTATCTAGCTCGAGATTTTGCATCTTTTAGGTCAGAGTTGTTAACTTACGCGAGAGCTTATTTTCCGACAAAGATTAATGATTTTAATGAAGCCGGCTTAGGCGGCATGTTTATTGATATGGCAGCATATATTGGTGATAACTTGTCGTTTTATTTAGATCATCAGTTTAATGAGTTAGATCCATCAACAGCAGTCGAGTTTGACAATATAGCAATGCATGCTAGAAATGCTGGGGTCGTCATAGAAGGAAAAGCACCAGCTGTTGCTGAGTTAACTTTCTATATAGATTTTGTACCTACCAAGAGTGAAAATGGAGAGTTAATGCCAGATCTAAAATTTGCGCCCACAATTAAAGCTTATTCTAGCTTTACTACTGATTCTGGCATTGTTTTTACGTTGTTAGAAGATTGTGACTTTGCCGAAAAAGATTTTAATGGTAATTTGTTGGCAGATGTTATTGCAGATCCTAATGATTCTTCGAACGTAATATTGATCAAAAAAGCAACTGTTGTTTCTGGTCAAGTGGTAACCGAGGATTTTGTATTTGGTTCAACACCGATACCATTTAGAAATATAACATTGGCTAATTCTAACATTAGTAGAATTATTTCTGTTTTAGACAGTCAAAAAAATAACTACTATGAAGTAGAAAGTCTTAGCCAAGATACGGTATTTCAAAAAATAGATAATCCAACACAAGAATATTCGACGCTAAAATTAGCAGCTGCTCCTTACAGATATGTAACTGAAGTTAACTTGTTATCTAGAAAAACAAAGCTTACCTTCGGTGGCGGAGATGCTAGTGAAAAAGAAGATGACTTAGTACCTGATCCATCACAGTTGGCATTGCCTCTTTATGGCCGAACCACTTTGTCTAAATTTAGTATTGATCCTAAAAATTTATTAAAGACAAAGACCTTAGGAATAACGCCAACAAATACTACTGTGTCTGTTACTTATCAGTATGGTGGCGGTCTAGACCATAATGTTGCTCCAGAAACAATAACAAATATTAATACCCTAGAAATGGTGTTTCAACCCGGCTTAAGTTTTGCCAGCATTGAATTAATTAGAAATAGTTTGTCAATAAAAAATGAGCTTGAAGCTAGGGGTGGTGCAAATGCATTGTCAATTGATGAAATTAAAGAACAAATATTAAGCGCTAAAAATTTACAAAATCGTGTAGTTTCGAAAGCTGATTTGTTAGCAAGAATATATAGCCTACCTAGTGAATTTGGCCGTGTCTACAGGGCGACAATAGTGCCAAATGAAAACAACCCATTGGCAACCAATCTTTACATTTTATCAAAAGACGCTTCTAATAAATTGACTTTTGCGCCTAGTTTACTTAAGAAAAATATAAAAACATATTTGAATGAATTTAGATTAATTTCCGATGCTATTGATATATTAGATGCACAAATTTTAAATTATCAAGTTAATATTAGCATAATTACACTGCCATCAGCAAACAAACTAAATGTTAGACAAGTCGTTGATGAAAAAATAAGAGAATTATTTAAAACCGAAAAAATCCAAATAGGTCAGCCTATCGTTGAAATGGATATATTTAATGCAGTTGCTAGTGTTACTGGTGTTTTTTCAATTTCAAATATTGAGGTTAAAAATATTAATGGCACAGTTGATGGACGTTCTTATTCGAATACAAGTTACAATTTAATTAAGGAAAAAGGAGTTTATTTTATACCGAGCAACTCTATTTTAGAGTTAAAATTTCCTGATAATGACATCAGTATTTCAATACAATAGAGAATGACATGCACAAAAAATATACTGCAAAAAATGATACATACATAACTAACAAGATATTATCAAATAATAAAAAGGCTATTCAATCTAACGTTGGTAAAGCTTCAACATTAGATTTATATAAGTTGTATAATGAAAATGATTATGCCGGCGAAGAAAACCCAATTGAATTAACCAGATTGTTACTTAAATTTGACACACCCGCAATCTCAGCTTCATTAAACGAGATTAATTTTAATGATCCATCTTTTAAAGTTGAATTAGAATTAAAAGACTTGCAAGGTTCTCAAATAGCACCAACAGATTACACTGTTAGTATATACCCATTAAGCAAATCTTTTGATGAAGGCGTCGGCCGAGATATTACTATGTTGTCTCATTTAGATAGTGCCAATTGGCTTACAGCTTCATATTCAAATGGCACATATTCTCTATGGAATACGGCTGGTGCTTCCAAAGAAGGCCTACTAGGTTCAGATGATATTGATATTATATCAAGCGGGAATTTAGGAAGTGGAATTGAGAAAATATTTGTCGATAAAAGTATATCAGCCAGGAACTCAGATTTACTAGTAGATGTTACAAAAATTTTTAGCGCTAGTGCCACCGGCATTTTACCGGATTACGGTTTTCTTATAAAATTTAGTGGATCATTTGAAACTGATCAAAAATCTTATTTTGTAAAAAGGTTTGCTAGTGCACAATCTGCTAATTCTTTTAAAAAGCCAACGTTGCACGTAAAATATAATGATCACATAGTTGATGACAGAATGTTTGCCACTTATAACACAGATGGTAAACTATATTTAAAAAACAAAGTTAACGGTAATAGTAAAAATTTGTTAAGCGGCAGTTCAACTATTGATGGCGCAAACTGTTTGTTAATAAAACTGGATCATCAAACAAATAACATAACATATTTAACTGCTAGTCAAGCTATTAATGCTAGCAAAAAAATAGTCGGTCTATATTCTGCTAGTTTTAATATTGATGGCTTAAATCAATATTTGTCAGAATCTTATGCTGCGAATAAAAATGTGACTATTCACGAAAAGTGGACTAGTTTGGATGAAAATGTATTATTTTACACCGGTTCTTTCGACCTAAAGAAAAGCTCATCAGGTTTTACCAGCCCAGGGCAGAACAAACAAGTTATACTCTATAATCTTAAGGAAAAATACAAGCTTAATGAGCATGCAAAAATAAATATTTTTATTAAACAATTTTTAAAAGATTTACCTGCTGTTCGAACACCAGTTGTTGCTAAAACTGATTTTGAAAAATATGTGTATTATCAAATTAAAAGTGTAAAAGAAAATAGTGTTATAATACCTTTTAGTGACTACACTAGGTGCGATGTGGATAGCTCAACAGTTTCATTTGATTTACCAACACATTCATTACCAAAAGGTCACTCATATTCAATTGACATCAAGATAGTAACTGATGGTAATGAAAACATATATGAGACAACTAATACTTTTAAAATAGATTAACGGGAAATGCAATGTCCATATTTGATGATAAAAATTTTATAAATTCTGTCAAGACTGGCGGCGCAACAAAAATAGCCTTTAACGCAGAAAGTTTGCAAACTATATATGGTGAAAACGCCAAAGGTATTTGGAAATTTGATTCACCTGAAACAGGCTTAAAGTCAAGTCAGCAAATCAATATTGACTATTCTGCTTTTGTAAATCATTGCTTTTTTAATTCCGCGGAAGCAAAAGTTAATTTAGCATTTAATAAAATAATTAATGAGTATCCATTTGATGGTACTGAAAGCGAATTTCTAGAATATATTGATTCGCTAGATGGTTACCAAAAATATATTTTAGATAACTTCCCAAAAAGCAGCGGTTATTTAACTTTCACTAGTGACAGCACTCAGTATGTTGAAACTCCAGACAAGGCTGGTGCGCTATTTACTAGCATTTCTAGAAAAAAAGATAATCGTGCAGTAATAGGACCTTCAATATCAAATAATGGATTTACAATAGAATCTTACATTTCTGTGCCAACAGTTACGGCTCAAAATAATATAGTGTTTCAAAAACTATCTGAAAATGGTGGAGTAAGCCTAGTAATCTCAGGTAGTGACGCAAGTGACAATACAACAAAAATTTCTTTATATGTGTCTTCTGCCTCTAATGGTAACATTATATCAAATACAGTTGATGCAAATATTAGCAAAGGTGACTTTAAATTTGTTGTTGCAAAATATGACAAATCAAGTAACAAACTTTCTTTACAAGTAGATGATGCAAAATCTGTTAGTACTGGTTCTTTAGAGATAGGTTATATTGATTTTAACAGCTCAAACATATTAATAGGTAGTGGGTCTGATCATTCTTTAAATGGACAGACTTTCACTGCGCAGCAAACATTTACTGGCAGTATTGACGAATTTAGACTATACGGTAAAATTAAATCTGATACTGAAATTGAAAATTCACGTTATGGCATTGTTTACCAAGATGAAGATTTACAATTATATTATAGATTTAATGAAGCCAGTGGTTCATACACTTCGAATAATATATTGTTAGACCACAGTGGAAACGGCTTGCATGCTACTGTGGCAAATTACGCAACAACTATGAGGTCAGCGAGACCCTTTAACATACCACTTATATATGAACCTGGTATTAACTGTCCGATATTGTTCCCTAACAATACTGACTTACAAACATATAATACTAATTTGCTTACTGAGGCAAACAAATATGACATTAACAACCCTAATTTAATACTCAAATTAGTGCCAAAACATTATTTTGAAGAAGCACAATTTTTTGAAGGATTTGTTAATGAACAAGGTGATCTAGGTGAAAACTATAGTTACACTTCTGCCTTTCCTGGTGGAGGACAATTGCCGAGTAGTCAAATCTTAACTAGTTTTTTGCTAATTTGGGCTAACTATTTTGATGAGTTGAAAATATATTTAGATGCTTTTTCTTCATTAAAGCATGTAACATATGAAGACTTTAATAATGTGCCAACGCAGTTTATGCCTTTTTTAGCGAGACAATTTGGTTTCGAATTATCAGATCCATTTGCTAATACCGGGCCTCTGCAGTATCACTATGGGAGAAATTTGGTTAATAACAGGGTGCAATCTGAAAAATCTTTAAGAGAAATAATGGAAGAGTTATGGAAAAGATTTTTGGTCCAAACGCCTTTCTTGATAAGGTCTAAAGGTACAATTGAATCTGTGCGCGCAGTAATGAATAGTTTAGGTATAAACCCTGACAACAATTTTAGATTGAGAGAATATGGAAGAAATGAAAGAATTACAATAGATGATCATAGAAAATTAGTTAAAAGAAGTAAAAACGAGCTTCTAATTACAGAAAACTCATTCGTCACCAGCTCAAATATTAGTGGTTACAGGCATGAATTTGGTCTACCCCTTGGGGGAGAACCAACTGCTACTACAACAGTTGTTGACACTGGCGGAATTAAATACACAGTTACAGGAGCACCAGTTAATACGTTATTTACATCTGCTAGTTGGAGTTTTGAATCAAATTACAGAATGTTAGAAAGTACAAGCATACAACCAGTGACGCAAAGCTTATTTAGAATTGAAGCCAAAGATGCATCAAATAACCCGCACGTGTTATTAAATCTTTTGGCCATGAAAAATGATAAAAATAAAAATGATTATAGTGTCAAACTAATACACAACGCCAATGACACACAGTTAGTAGACTTAAGTTTGCCTGTTAATGTCTTTGATAACAGAAACTGGTATGTCAACATAGACCATACAAATGGTAGTGAAAATGGTTTGTATACTTTAAGGTTTTATAATGCTAGCAATGATGACATTGCGACTAGCTTCACTACTAGTTCATATTACACTATTGATCACAACTCTGAATTAATAGATATATCTAATTCTAACACAGATAATGGTATTTTCTTTGCTATTGGAAATTCGTTTTCATCTTATTCTTCAAAAAATGTTAGTACAAGTATTAGCGGATCTATTAATCATTTATCAGCTAGTATATCTAGTTTGCGTTTTTGGTCTAAAAATTTAGATGAAAAAGAAAGCCAGGAACATGCTATTAATATTGACAGTGTCGGTACTAAACAGCCTTTGGTTAATTACAATTTTGTTACAGATTTAAATTTAGCTAAAACTAGTTTTGAAACAGAAAAAAGCATACCAGAAAACAGCTGGGGCCGACTACGTATGCATTTTGATATGATTGCTGAGCCTGAAGTGCAAAGCAATGGAGACATAGTTGTTTTAGATAATTCTCAACAAGAGTATAATTTAACTGGTTCCGGGTTTACGTCTAATGCAATTAACGTCAAAAACAGCTTAAAAACATTCAGTGTTATAGATCCATATTGGGACCAACCTTCATCTGCAAATAAAATAAGGCTGCATGGTTTAGAAGAGCCGGTATTTTTTCTAGAAAATAGTGGAAAAACAGAGGACAGGAGATTTTCTATTGAAGCAAGTGTTGTACACGCGTTAAATGAAGATATTGTTAACATGTTTAGTACTTTAGATTTTTTAAATGACGCAATTGGCCACCAGGAAGCTTTTTATGGTGTCAACTATCCTACTTTAGATCGTTTAGCAGATAAGTATTTTAACAGATTAACTGACAAAGTCAATTTTGTTAATTTTTATAGGTTTTTTAAGTGGTTTGATTTAAATTTTGGAAGCTTAATAGATGTATTAATACCACGTACAACAGAATTTTTAGGCGTAAATTTTGTAATTGAGTCACATATGTTAGAAAGACACAAGCTAGAATATAAACAAGGTGATGTACATGTCGATATAAATGACAGACTGGTTAGATCAATAGAACCGATATTAATAGCTTATTGTAAAAAGGAAATAGGGTAATGAGCCATTCTGGTGTTAAAAGTTTACGTACAAAAAACGAAGTTAATAAATTAACTGGTGAATACGGAGGTGAAAGTTATTATCAAGGCGTTGAGATAAGAGATGCTGATGTACACTCATCAATGTTGCCATTAATTAACAGGGAACTAGAAGGAAAGTACAAAGTATACAACCCAGTAAGACACGATAATGTGCGCTATGCTGAAATAAGAGATTCTAGGTTTGACGACGATCAGCCATATAAAGAAAGCGACAATTCTGATTGCCTTTATATATCAGGATCTGAAGTAGTTTTTCCAAATGGTCATTGGAAAAGGAATAATGTCACAGTAGAACTGCAGTCTTTAGATAAAGTCCAACTGCATGACAAATTTAGATTTAATACTGACACACCATTTGTAGATTTTGATTCTACTAGTTTAATATCACCTATTGAATATGCTGGTATAGAAATAGTTAACGGCTTAAGCTTCGTACACAGAGATGATCACACAGCTGCGCAGCATTTAAAAAACATTATAGATCCTATGACGCTGAAAACTAGCACGTGGGAAGACAAGTTAATAGCTTACGGTGATGATTACTCAGGTGGAATATTTGGCACTAAGCAGAACATTATTGCATTTACTTATGACATTAATGAAAAAACCGAAAATGATCAATGGTTTTATGATTCATATGATTTTATACATTCTATACATAGTGGTAATGAAAACCATATAGATCCACATTGGTTGCCTCTTAAAAATCTAAACACTTTAGAAGAAAAATATTTTTACGATGACGTAATTGCAGATAGATTTTATGTTGAACCAGAGATAGAACAACACGTTGTTGATGGATATGCGGAAGGTGATATTAACCCAAAACATGTGCAAATGTCAACCGGTTTTACGGAATATTCTAGTGAAAAACAAGATGCAATGTCATACAGAGGTTTGTTAAGGTAGATTTATTATGCCAAGATATGGAAGAAAATTAGAACCATTTAACCCAAATAAACAATTTAGACCACAAAACTCCGCTGATACTGGTTTTTATACTGGTGATGTCGGAGATGATCTGTTGTTTTGGTTAAAATATAATCAACATGCGCTTACAGTTTCTAATGGCGCTAACAGTAATTTAGTTACTTTGTCAACTCCCGATCATGATTTTACGAATGGCCCTAACATTAGGTTCCCAGTTGGCGCTGCATTACATAAGCAAAATGTCGACGAAAATCTTCAAATAACTGGACTGACAGATCAAAATATGTTTCCAACAGACGAAAAAGGTTTTTTAATATCCGGATGGGTTTATTTAAAATCATATAATGCTGATGGTTCTGGTTCGAACAATGGCAGTTGTATCATATCAAAAAATCGATCAGAAGATGGTGGTTTTGATGTGTTTATTAACAATACTGGGAACATAGGAATTAGATTTTATGGTAATGGCGCATCACATTATCAAAAATTTATTGTTGCATATACGTCATCTCCGGTACCATTAAATGCTTGGTTTCATTTTATCATATATGTAAATGGTGCTACTGCAGTAACAGAGAATATTGGCGATTATGAATTTTCTAGTGGTACTTTTTTAGATGGTGTCAAGATAATGTTGAATGGCCAAGATAAAAGTTTAGCATTATCTTATACAAATACTACAATTCCGTTCTTAGATAGTAGTTCGACTGCAATGACAATTAATGTTGCGTACGGTGACGGTGAAGACGATGGCACTTTCCCTCCAGACGGTAAAGTTTTCTTGAATGGCTACTTAGCAGAAATAATAATGATAAATGGTGCGTCTATACTAAATGCAGAAGACAAGCTTTCATTTATATATAAAGTTGCTAAAGATGGCATGTTAGGTTATCAATCTGGATATATAGACAACCCATATCGTGTTGAGTTAAACGACAGACAAATTAACGTAAGATCTCCGTCTTTAACCATTCCGGGGGATCATAGAGCAAAAGGCAATCACAGAATATTTTTTGATGACAGTAATGGGCAGCCAGATGGTGCTGTAGGAAGTATAAACTATGCTTCAAGATTATTTGTAGAAGATACATATAATGCTGCTGTTTTTGATAACAAAACGTTTTTTGATGGCAATTTAATTTTTCAATCAACAAGCAGTACAGATTATTATGAGACTAGCAGAGTTTTTAGGAGCCCTTCTTTCAAGCAAAGTATCGAACCATTTATAGAAAGTAGAATTTACATTGAAGATGACAATAGTAATTATTTAGTCGCTACAGCTCCCGAAATATTACCAAATTTTAGTCAATCGTTAAGAAATAAAGATGTTATAACAATAGAATTGCCATTAGCTAATGACAACATTATTGGCAACGTCAGTAATTCTTCAACAAGGACAGATCAAATTCCTGTAATGTGTTATTACAATTCTGAAAATAATCTTTTCGAAAATAAACCCGGCTTTACTTTATATACGTTTAACCGATCACCATCAGATGCACCTATATTTACCGGTAATTTAACTGGCAGTTGCATTGCATTTAATCATTTAACAGCTCCATTATCTGCTAGTATGGAAGCCGGCTCATTTTATTACAATAATAATTTGCATTTTTGGGCTGACGAGTATTACAAAGCGTTTTCAAACCCTATCTCAACTTATGGTTTTCCTGACAGCCAAAGGTATTTGCAAAACAGAGACAGCACGATAAAATTAAAAGATTATATTACTGAACCTTTTGTATGCGAATACATAAGAATAAGCGGAATAGAAGCACAATTTTATAATGATGATAATATTTCACAGTACCCTAGACCAAACCAGGTAGGAGTACAGGCTCAATTTCCGGGATCACCTACGTTAGTTGTTGCAAGTACATCTATATTATATAATGTGCTACATACATTTTTGTTGCGACAATATAAATCAAATAAAGTTTTTAGCAGTACGTTACCGGTAGTAGACAAAAATAATAATGTATACACCGCGTCAATTGGTGATGTTACAACAAATGAATTTAACAGAGATTTGTTTTGGTCTGACCATTGTAGTTTGTTTTCAGGTAATTCAACTGAGCTGGGTGGAGCAGCACTATCGGATTGGGGTAGTGCCATGGCATCTTCCCCGCAGCATAACATAACAGATTTGATTGATGACGTATATAGGTTAAAAACAGATCACAAAATTATAAAAATAAGTGATACTAGACTATCTGGGTATAGTGACACTCAGCAAATTAATTTTTCTAAAAAACCATCGATGTCTTTCAAAACTGAAACTTCTGGTTTTCTATCGCGATTGCCTTTGAGTGAATACTATTATGCAACTTTAAATCATAAGTATATTGGCAATTCTGCAAATCATAGCGAACTTTCATCTGCTAGGTTTTTTGGACCAGCTTTGGTTGGATTGGGTGAAGAAACATCTTCACCTGGGAACGTATACGTAGATAATGTTTCATTTGCAACTAATCCGCCAATCAATTTTACGACAAAAGAACTTACAGATAGTAAAACAAATTATTTATTGATGCCAGAAGACGAATTAATATTCGGCATGCAAACTAATAATATTATTGAGAATTCAAAATATCATGAGTTAGGTGTGAAAATATTAAGTACTTCAAATATAAAAATAGAAATGTTTGGGTCTTATCTTAAAGATTTAAAACCAAAAAAGTCGGTTAGAAATCAAACAATTGGTTTTGGAAAAAATATGTCTTCTGTGGCTAATGATGTGCCAAACGATCATGATCAGTTTGATTTAGGCACGATAGGCGAATATACTGGTTCAATGGTTGATGAAGTATATGGCAATGTTTCAGCGCTTACGGAAATTAATTCAGGATTAAGTACTTTTCATGTTGATAGCATGAACCGCGGAAGAATAGGGAGCGTAAGTGCTGGCACCGCAGGTGTTTTTGGATCTTTAACTAGAAATATTAGAATAGATAATGATCAAGAGTATGAAGAACACAGTCTTTGTTTTGATATTCCAAAACTGTTTGAGAAAATTGGTAAAAGTAATACAATAAGTGAAACAGAATCTGGTGGTCAAAGTAGAAGGTTGTTTCTTATAGGTGACCACAGCGAACCTTATAATGAAAAATGGTCTTTTAGTTATATATATGAAGAATATGATATTGATAGCACTGATTTATTAATCACACCATTTTCAAATGATAATAGAGCACACGGCCTGCAATATAGAAATGCAGCGGTGTCACCCTACATGACAAATCACTTTAGTGAACCATTTGATTATTCAGTATATTCAGATGCGTTTGTTATTTTAGATCCAACCATTACAAATAAATACACAGTTGATGATGTTGATACATTGGTTAAACAAATCTCACTAGGGGATGTTGACACTGCATACCGAGTACTAGTTTCTACGGGCCCTAGATCTAGAGGTCGTCATCACTTTAGGCCTAACCCAAATCAAGCTTTGCAAAAATTTGCATTGCATCTGCGAGGGTTGAAATATGGTCTTAGTAATCACAAACCTAGTTCTGACGCAGCTGTATTTAGGCGTACAAGTTACGGACAGTTTAGGGACATGCTCGAACAAAGAAAGCAAACGACTTTATACACTGCGCAAGGGCAGTCAGGGTTAGAAATTATTAATTCTTCAATCCCAGTGCAAATAGAATGTAGAGATATATCTGATGGCATAGTGTTAGATTTAACAGATGACGTTAGTAAAATTAAAAGAAACAACAAAGATTTTTATCAGAAAAGCACAAAAGGGTTTTTTGACAACGAGCCTATATATAATGATCCAAACGCAATAACTGACGAGGATTTAATTACTATTGAATAATTATTAGTTAAAGTTAGGAAAGTTAAGTTATGCCAAAGCCAAAAAGTACAACGCTGGACAAGCTGGGTTTAAGTAAAGTCAAGCTAGGACAATCTGCCGCAACTAATAACACAAAGTGGACAGATAATGAAATAAAAAAATCAGACCTGCTTGTTTTAAGAAATGCAAAGACAGAATTTGTTGCAAATGTTATAGCGCCTAACGGTTTTCAAGTAGGTTTGACACAGAATGGTTATTCAAAAAATTTATTAGTAACCGGTGATGTTACAGCCACTGGGTTAACTGGTTCATTGACACAATTAAAAAGCGGAGCTCCTTACCTTAAATCAGGTACAAATATTGCGATTACTACCGGATCAGATGGCTCTGTTACTATTTCTAGTGACAATATTGGCACGGCGATAGATATTGCTGGTTTAAGTAATAGTTTAACGTATAGCACACTAGCTTCCGGTGATCTAGCAGCTATAGCTGATGTTAATGATTCTAATAATGTAAAAAAAATAACAGTCGCTAACATTGGAAGATATTTAGGGTCAGCAACAAATGCTGGTTTGATTGGCGGCACAAGCAGTGGTAAATTATATTTAGATTTTGATAATTTGGCATCAGCCACAGTCAATGTAGGGTCAGATTTAATTGCATTTTATGACAGTAGTTCAACTGACACTATTAAAACTAAAAAAGATACTATAGCTGATCTGGTTGAAGCAATAAGAGGTACAACGTCTGATACAGGTTTGACTTCTACTAGCGGTGTTTTAAGTATCGATATTACAAATATGTCTACTGTCGCCAGTTTAGCTGGTAGCGATGAAATATTAATATATGACATTACAGAATCCGGATTAAAAAAGACAACTGTCAGTGATATACAAAACCTAGGTTTAGATTTAGACACAGTTAGTGCAGGTATTATCGATGTTGGCAATGACAGTATAGTTTTTATTGATTCAAGCGACTCAAATGGCTCGAAAAAAGAAAGTGTTGTCGATTTTATAGCAGCTATAGCTGGTACCGGATTGTCAGCTGCAGCTGGTGTTTTAAGCTTAACTTCTAATGCAATAACAGTAACAGCTGGTGATGGTTTAACTGGAGGCGGCTCAGTTGCTTTAGGTTCTTCTACGACTTTAACAGTTGATGCATCCGGGTTTGCTGGCACTGGGTTAGAAGATGATGGATCAGGAAATTTAAGAATTTCTTCTGCTGCAGCTGGAGCTGGTCTGACCGGTGGTTCTGGCACTGCATTGTCACTTAGTTTTGGCAATGGCTCCGGTAACGTTGCACAAGGTTCAAATACAATTACAATTGTTCCAGGAGATGGGCTATCGACTGGTGGCACTGCTATTATTGGTAACGCTACTTCAAACATTGTTTTAGATATAGAGCCAGAAGATTTTGCTGGTACCGGAATATCAGTTAGCAATAATAATATGCATACATATTTAAGCGCTAGTACTAATATTACGATTACAACTGGGTCTGATGGGCATTTAATAATAGCAGCTGATGGTGCCGGTTTAGGTTCTATGTCATCTTTTAATATTCAAAGCGATGATAGTAACACTAGCACAATCGAGAATAGTGAAACTATAATTCTTTCTGGTGGTATTGGTGTTAACACTTATAAACCATCAGATAATCAGATTGTTTTTGACATCGACGACTCAGTTGTTGCAACGCTTTCTGGTTCTCAGTTTTCTGGCAATGTCGGAGTAACTGGTTCTATAGAAGCTACTAGTTTCTTTAGTGGATCCATGTTTAAGGCACCAGTCTTATCTGGATCTTTGACCCAGCTGGAGGACGGTAGTTCTTATTTGATTGCTGGTAATAATATTACTATCACAACTGGGTCAAATGGATCTATAACGATAGCAGCTGCAACTGGCAGTGCTGGCAGTAATCCGGGCAGTCCCGTTAATAGTGTGCAGTTTAACAATTCCGGCACTCTAGGCGGCGATACGGATTTTTTATATAATAGTACCGATAATATTTTAACCTTGTCTGGTACCGTACAGCAGTTAACTGCCAGTATATTTTCTACGGAATATTCAGGATCTGTTAGTTTAATTACACAAGCCGATTTTGATAGTAACATTACATTTGTTTTACCTGAAGATGTAGGTGAAAAGTTTCAGTTTTTACAAACAGATGGTACTGGTAATTTAACTTTTGACTTTGCAGATCGTGTAAGAATACAAGTAAGAAATAATTCTGGCTATGATTTAGATGCAGGGACGCCTGTTTATATTACTGGCTATAATGCCGGGGGAGATAGAGCTTACATTGCTGTTTCTTCTGCTTCTTTAGATTCTACAATGCCAGCAGCTGCTATTTTGGCAGAAGATTTAAATAATAACTCTAACGGACACGCAGCGCTTATTGGTTTTTTAGAAGGCGTAGACACCTCAGCTTTTAGTGTTGGCAACACGTTATATGTTGCAGCGGATGGAGGTTTAACAGATACAAAGCCACTAGATGCGGATGTGTTGATACAAAACGTTGGATTTGTTTTAAAAGCTGCAAATAACGGAATTATGTATGTAACATCTCCGGGAAGGACAAATGACGTTCCAAACGACTTGGTAGGAAGAGCTGGTTTATCGGGATCTTTACAAACTTTAGTTAATGGTGACCCATATTTAATTGCTGGTACAAATATTACAATTTCTACTGGGTCCGATGGTTCTATAACTATATCATCTACTGGCAGTGGTGGAGGTGGATCAATTACTGCTAGTAGTGGATCGACTACAATAACTAACATGTCGACAATAAGGTTTGGACCTGGTTTAATTATGAATGAAGATTCAACAGGAATAGCATCTGTCACAGCATCAATTGGCTTACCAGAGGATGGTACTTATACTGATGGGCTATTTACGGATTTTACGCCGTCAACTCCCATAGGTACAGCTATCGATAGGTTTAATGAAATACTTTCTTCACTCTCACCTAGTCCAGCTCCTGCTTTGGACAACATATCAGAAAATGTGTCTAATGGTATCAGTGCAGTTTTATCTTTTGGTGCTAGTAATGATCAAACTTCTGAAACACCATCATATCCGTCTGTGTTGTCAACTGCAGGACTTGGCGACGAAAAAGATGTAAATGAAACATATTCAGCAACAACTGATGGTGACAACAATATCAGATTAGGAATATATGCTAAAACACAAGATGTTAGTGGGATATTAAATGATGATGTCGTTAGTAATAATCAAGGTGGCGGCAGTTATGTAAATTATCCTGCAAATAGCTTTGGTGATGGTGATACTGGTGTTTTAAAACTAGAAGTCAACGGATCTGTGTTAAAAGAGATAGATTTAACAGTCGAAGCTGGCGCAGGTGACTCTGGGTCAGGTACTGCTGACTATTTGAATGCAAATTTATCTGGTTTTTTAAATATATCTACAGCTACGGCCGGTACCTTTTCAAATGGTAGCACTTTTGAAACATTTAAACACAGAACCGGTGAATATATTGTTAAAACTGCAGATCAAAGAAACGGTTGGAACTACTTAAGAGTTACTCATGTTAAAACCGGATCAACTGTAACAACTAATTATGTTGAATGGGTTAATGATGATAATGCGGATGCATTAAATAGCGCTGGAAATTCAATTAATTTTGAAGGATCCGGCTCAATACATTTATCCGGTGTAGAATACTTTCAAAGTGGCAGCTTAACATATAACAATCGTGTCTCTAATGCTTATAAATACGTATATGACACAAATAATGTGACATTTTCAACTTCTAATTCAGCAGATAGTAGCAACAGTCTATCATTTAGTTTTTCTGCGCTATCAAAAGAGTCGATTGACACTGCTGGCGGTGAAGATCATACAAAACAGCTACATATTACTAGGTCAACTGATATTGACGCAAATTATTTTTTAAATGGCACAGTAACTGTTGGCACAAATGTAACTCATCCTTTAAAAGCAAACCTTTCTAACTCTGGTCAGGCAACAGCTAATCAAATATTGATGTATAATCTAACAAATACGTCAAGTCCGCAGCTGGAAACGTTTAGAAGGGAAGATTACCGCATAATATCTAGCAGTTATGACACACAGGCTAGTACTACTGCGTCAGAAAACATATGGAACTCAGAAACATACATTACAGGATCCGGAGCACACAGTGATGGGCTGCAATTTTATGATAGAAAGCTATTTGCGCCAACAAATACTTTAAATTCAGGCGACTTTTCATCTTTTGCAAATGGTCCATCAGGAAACCCGGATTATTCCGCGGAAACTAGTGGAAAAAGAACATTTTTTAGAACCTTTCAAAACAATTCTGGTGATTTTGCTCGAGATTTTGATATTACAATATCAGGTACTGGCACAGATATTGATAGTTTAGGTACGTCTTTGAGCACAGACAACATACATGTATTGATTAGATGTCCACAAACCAGTAGTTGGATGGATTTAGGTAGTGAATTTAACTATCAATCTAGCAGTTACGGCGATGGTGGTTACATTGGTACGTTTACTCGTGCTTTAGGAACACAAAATCATTTTAGTTTTGGCACCGGGTCTATAGCTGCAAATGACAGAATTGTTGTAGCCATCGAAGCCGATGCCAGCTGGGCAGGTAATATATCAGAAATATCAGTAAATTTTCCAGCGACAGCTAATAATGCTGTAAATGACTCTGACCCTGTACAAGATTTAGATTCTGCGGACAGCGGCAACGTTGGATACTTAAGTTTCGGTGCTAGCAATGATTTGTCTTCTGTCGCTGATGGCAGTTATGTTAGTGTTACAAATGCAGCTGGGTTAGGAAGTGAAGACGTTAATGATCTGTATACTACTGAAACATCATCTGGAAATGAAAGAATTAGATTATTTCAGAAAACAACAGAAATTAATGGTACAGTTAACCAGAGTACGAATGCTAACGGTAACAGTTACCCGGCGAATAGTTTTAGAGATGGCCACACTGGTTCTCTAGTGTTAGAAATTAATGGCGTTGAAAGCCACAGTGTAGACTTGTATAATTTTACTTTAGGCACAGTTGGTAATACTACCTCATATAACTCGAATGGATCCGGGTTTTTTAATATTACAGAGGCGCTTAATGGAAAAGATGGCGACAATTTACCTGATTTTCGGAAATTTTATAGAACAGCAGATTACAAAGTCTCAACTGCGGATCAAGTTAACGGCATGAACTATGTTAGAGTAATACACAGAATAGATGGTGAAACAGATCGTGAAACTGATTACATAGAGTGGGTCAATGATGATGACTCTAACAACATATCAATATCGAATACAGGGTATACTCAGTTTGGAGCGGCTGCATTTTATAATTTGTCTGGTGTCAAGTACTTCACAACTACCAATAGGCCAACTGGAAGTTTTGATTTTACAGTTTCAAATGCATACAGAAACGTTTACAGTGACAGCAGCAGTGCTATATCAACATCTACTTCATTATTTACAGTAACCAGCATTGAAGTGTCAGGTTCGAAGTTAACATCAGGCGGTAACACCGTTTCTGGCACATCTCGTTCACTACAAACATTAGATGCGACAAAAAGTGACGTGCATGAAGCTGTGTTCGATGTTACAGCAAGTATTAGATACTCCGGAGCAAATTCACTACCCCCTTCTTCAGTTGGTGTTTCAACAACACAAAGAAGAGGATCTTTTAACTCTACTATTTCACACGTTTTTTCTGCAAAGAATGCTAGCGTTGGCAGCACTAACAGTGATTACTTCCTAGTTTTCAGCGATAGTAATACTTCGAATGCAAACACCCGCGAATATTTCGATAGTGAAACTTATAGATTGGTTTCAGGCAGTTATGCAGCACAGTCGGATGTTACTGATTCTTCGAATGAGTGGTCATCAACGACTAGCTTAAATGACAATGCTTCTTACCCTGAACATGCTACAGGGTTGTTAATATATAATACGCAACTAATGTCACCTACAAAGGGTCCAGACAGTGGTGATTTTAGAGACGTAAATGAGGGCGGAAGTTTTATAGCGCCACCTGGGAACCCAGATTACAGTAGCTTAACAAATAGTGAAAGAGATTATTATCGATACTTTTATAATAACACAGTTAATAGTGTTGCGCAAGTAACAATAACTGTTTATGGTGATGCTACTTTGGTAACTAGAGCGACAGCCTTAAGTGGTAAAAATGTATACATCGATGCTAAAATTCCTGGCAAAACTGGTTTTTTAGACACAGCTTTAGGCGCGCTTGGTGGAAACAATGATGGAGATGGAGGCCTTTCAGGCGATTTAGATCCAACCATCGATGGAAGCGGAGCAACAAATATATGTACCTTTAATGGCCAAAGATTACTTGGTTCAATTGAAGGTTCAGAATATTTAATATTAAGAATAGTCACAAATGACAGCTGGACAGGATATATATCTAGAATAGACGTGAGTTACAGTTAATGGCCGGGAAAACAAATTTAACAGCAACATTATTTGCGCAGAAAAAGCTTCTGAACAAATCTCATACTGGGGTTAATGCTTCTGATGCACAAGAAACTATCCCATCAGCGGTTCAGGTTTCTGCGCAGACTATTTTTGCAGAAGACATACCAACAAATCCTGCAAAAACTCTGTATCTTTTGCAAAGTGCTTCAGCTGGTTTAAATGCAACCGTTGAATATGTACAATTTGATTTAGAAGCAATATCAGGTACTGCTTATGACGCAAATGATTATGATTCTGATGCATCAGCGCAATCTCCTGGTACTCATGCCTATCAATTATATTTGACCGGAGACTATACTAGCTTAACTTCAAACACCAAGGCTGGGAATGGTACTTTTGACAATTCAAGATTACTTTGGGAAACCCTGGGTGCATTACAAATTGTACCACAAAGTTTTTCTGAGCTAGCGCCTAATCCATACAGATTAGACTTATTTGACCAAAATGGCAATACTATTGACCCGCTAGCTGAATTAGATTGGTCTATTGATACATATAGTGGAATTTTATTTGTACAAGATTATGATGCTAGCAAAATACCAACAACTGCTCGAGCTTTTATATATGTTGGTCAAATGCTTTCAGAAAGTCTTGGTTCCGGTGGGGGCGGTGGAGGCTCAGGTGATATCACAGCTGTCACTGCAGGAAACGGCTTAACTGGTGGAGGTACATCAGGTGCAGTTACATTAAATGTTGGTGCCGGTACTGGTATAACTGTAAATGCTAATGATATACAAATCGACGACTCCGCTGTTGCGACTTTAACTGGTTCAATATTTTCTGGCACTGTACAGGCGCCAGCATTGTCTGGCTCTCTGACGCACTTGGAAGATGGTACATCATATTTGATAGCAGGGAACAATATAACAATTGTTACTGGATCAAACGGATCTGTTACTATTTCTTCAACTGCTAGTGGTGGCGGAGGCGGTGGAAGCGGTGAAAATGATGCAGAATACGTATTAACAACTGCAACTGGATCATTGACAAATGCTAAAGTTATAGAAGCTGGAGCAGGTATATCATTAACTACAGGGTCAAACTCTTTAACAATATCCGCAGATATATCTGCTATTAATGGCAGAAGTAAGGTCACATATTACTTAACTGGCACTCATAGCGCTTACAATCCTTTAGATATATCAGGGGTTAATTTTTCTGATGCTGGTTATGATTCTAATAAGATAGACGTGTCATTTAATGGTCAGTTGTTACACACAGGTTCCAGTGCATTGGTCAATTCTAGTGATAGAGACTATTATCTTTCTGGTACTGGCAGTATTGTGTTTGGATTTGATTTAGTGCAAGATGATATCATTGATACTGTTATAAGTGTAGTTGGAGGGGGAACAAATAATCAAGGCGGAGAAACTGCAGCTAGTTATCTAGTTTTGTCAAACACAGGTTCATTATCTAATGAGAGAGCTTTTGTTGCTAGTACTGGTTTGTCATTTACTGATGGCGGTTCTAATGGTAATTATACACTATCGATAGATGACAGCGTTGTTGTTACACTTACTAGCTCTGCAGTTTTTTCTAACGGGATATCCGGATCCCTAACACAATTAGAAGATGGTTCGAGTTACTTGGTTGCTGGTGAAGGAATTTCAATAGTTAGTGGGAGTAATGGTCAAGTTACTATTTCTTCTAGCGGAAACGCTGTAGTAACTAAATGCGTATATAACATTACTGCATCTATATCTTCTGGTTCAGCTTTAAGTACTGCACAATCAGATTTTCAATCAGCAGGATACAAACCTAGTCTAATAGACGTTTTTTTCAATGGCGTACTAGCGATGTCAAGTACAGATAAACAGGTAGGCGACGCAGCTGCAAATTATTTTTTATTTACCGACAATGAAATTAAATTTGGGACTAATCTAGAAGAAGGCGATACAGTAACCGTTATTACAACAACTACTGGGTCTAACAATTTATCTGCTGGCAGTTGTGGTGAAGGTGGCGAAGTATACACTGCGGGTGTCGGGTTAAATTTGACTGCTAATCAGTTTAGTATCGATAACACTGTAGTCGCAACTCTAACCGGTTCACAGTTTAGTGGAAACGTAGGGGTAACTGGGTCTCTCGAGACGACCAGTTATATGAGCAGTTCAATGTTTAAAGCTGCTATATTGTCGGGATCCTTAACAACCTTAGAAGACGGTAGTGCTTACTTAGTTGCTAGTGATAACATAACTATAACAACAGCTTCTTTAGGGCAAATATATATATCATCGACTGATACTGATACTACGTATACAGCTGGCACAGGGTTAAATTTATCTTCGACTGAATTTGAAATTGATGATTCTGTCGTAGTTACTCTCACGTCATCCGCAAATTTTTCAAATGGGTTAAGCGGTTCTTTAACACAGTTGACTGACGGTTCTTCTTATCTTATTGCAGGTTCTAATGTAACAATTACATCCGCTTCAAACGGAGCAATAACAATTGCATCTACAGGTGGCGGCACCACTTATACAGCTGGGGATGGCTTATCTTTAGTAGGCACGGAATTTTCTATTACTAGCAGCATTGCCGGATCAGGCCTTACAGAATCTAGCGGTGTTCTCTCAGTTGTTAATGGGACAAACGGTGGTCTTTTTGTCGATACAAACAGCGTTAGCTTAAATCTAGCCAATCTTGCTGAGGCTGTAGTTGATGTTGCTAGTGACTCAATAGCTATTATTGATGCGGATGGTTTCACAACAAGGAGGGAAACAATAGCTGATTTGATCGATGCAGCTGCCGGTACCGGAATAAACGCAGCATCCGGTGTGTTTAGCATTGATGATTCTGTTGTAGCTACTATATCCGGATCTCAATTTTTTGGTAATGTTGGAATTACCGGATCTTTAGGCGTTGAAAGTACAACAATTTTTAACGGTGGTATTCACGAAAACTTTGAAACAAAATCAGCAGCAACAGGTGTTGTAACGCACGATTGTAGTACCGGTCATATCTTTTTCCATTCTGGTTCAACTTCAAACTTTACAGCTAACTTTACAAATCTTAATTTAGCTACTGCTTTTGCAACCAACTTGACGCTTTTAGTTACTCAAAGTGCAACAGCATATATTCCATCTGCAGTTCAGATTGAAGGTTCGGCACAAACATTAATGTGGCAGGGCGGATCTGCGCCGTCTGGAACATCCAATGGTCAAGATGTGATATCATTTAGTATACTTAACAATTCTGGATCTTACGTTGTATTGGGTCAATTGGTAGGATTTGGATAATGTTTAGTTCGTTTACAAGATCGTTTCGTGCTGGTAGAAGACCTCTTGTATCTTCTGGCACAGCTTGGTCTCCAAGTACGGATATCACACCAGTAGCATGGTTTGATGCATCTGACACTGAAAATTATACTACGAGTGGCACAACATTAACTAGTGTTACTGACAAGGCTGGTACATATACTATGAATATTATCAACAATCCGACCGTTGTTGATAATGCGCTTAATGGATATTCTGTATTTGATTTTAATGGTTCTGCGTCACTTATAAGCGACTCATTTGAAGCTCAGGTTGATGGTAACGGAAATCATTGGGCAATAGGTTTATTTCTGGCAGATACGGTTGATCACACTAGAGATAGTTTTTGGTCTTATCAAACAAATCAATCGCCTAAAAGAGATTACGCAATTTCATCGGCGGCTGATGATAATACATGGCCCGGAGAATTAGACTTAGATGCATTGTCTTCAAATAGAATATCTTCTACTATAGGTAATAAGGAGAGTTTTGATTCATCATTAAGCGTGGATAATTGGCATATAGTAGTAGCAATTTTTAACAAAACTGGTAATCAAATTTCTGTAAGGGTAGATGGTGCTAATGCTTTCACTCCAGTTAACGATTATGATAATTCACTGTCAACAAATCAGGATTTAAGGATTATGAGAAACAGAGCAAATAGAAGACTAGATGGTCAATTTGCAGAATTTTTTGCAGTCGCTGATCTTCCAGGTACCGGTGGCACAGATATCACAGACGTTGAAAAAGCAGAAGGTTATCTAGCTCATAAGTGGGGCGTCACTTCCGTTTTGCCTAGTGATCACCCATATAAAAATGACCAGCCATAAATAAAATTAAAAATGCAAATCAACAGATATTATAATATTATTGTATAATTAGTTATATTACAAATGAGAGATTAAATGAAAACATATAAAACATCAGATCTATCAATCGCTGCATATATAATGATGAAAGGCATGAAGCTAATTAACGCGAATAGATCCAGCTCAGGCCAGTTTCAATTTGAGTTTGAAGACCCTAATGATTTAGGTACCAAATATGCAATTGAGTTTACTAGTAGCGACTGTGCTGTTTATGATAATCATGTAAGAAATTTAAAAAAAATATTATATAGAAATTAATTGACATTGTTTTTTTCAACATACTTAGTATAAACAGTTAAGAAGGGAAAGCAAAGGTCTCTAGTTAGGTTAGTAAGTAGTTAGGTATTATTCGAATAAAACAAAACTTAAACATATTATATAACTTAAATGGAGATTTTTTATGGCTATAAAAACTCAAATGAGATTGCCTCAAATCACTGGTTCTTTTGGAACAAACGCTGGGCGAATTAACGAAAATATTACCGCCGCAGAAAAAAACGATATTAATGCGACTGACTTGTCAGTTATACTTTCACATATGGCTGCAGGTATTAAGAGAATTCACGGTAAAGCTGATTTTTCTAATGCTGCTGCTGGTACTTTTCATCAAAATTTAGTACCTGATGCAGATGGTACACGTGATTTTGGTTCATCAACTTTAGATTGGAACAATATATATGCTGCTACTGGTAGTTTCTCAAGTAACGTTACAATTGAAGGAAACTTGACAGTTAACGGTACAACAACAACTATCGATACCGTAAATACAACAATCCAAGATACACTTATTGCATTAAACTCTGGGTCTGATGGATTTGGTACATCAAATAATGACGTTGGTATCTTGTTTTCATCACCGACAGTAGGGGGACAGTCTTCTGCATTGTTTATTGATGAAAGTGATCCAAATGATGTGTTTGTATTTTCAAAAACTTGGACATCTGCAAGTGCGACACAAATTTCTTATGCTACATCTGATTTAGCAACAGTTAGATTGGGTAAATTAGAAGTTGAAGATGCGGGCGACTCTATATCTATTGACTCAAGCAATTTGTTAATTGCTGCAGCTGCAAAAGGTATTTTATCTGGTTCTACTGGTGTTGATATTGGCGTTGATAATGGAAGTGATGTAGCTATCCAAATTGGTGGATCAGATCATATCGTGATATCGGCTGAAAATAGTGATGGTCAAATCAGAGTTGAAGGAACCGCTGCCTTAATTCTTTCTGGTACAAACGGAACAGTACTTGGTGGTGATAACGGTGCTCAGGTCGACATCCAATTGGCTGGATCAAGTATCGGTACGATTAATCAAACAAGCGGCAATTTTACACTTTCCGGATCAGATGGCACAGCTATACTTTTGGATTCACCTTTGGGATCTTTTACATTTGCTCGAGATTTAGCTAATAACAATGCTAGAGGTATTCAAGCACTAGTTGGGGCTGGCGAATTTAATTTTGTTAACGTCGATGCAATTGATGCTAACAATGCTGGCTTTAAGTTTGCCTTAAGTAACAATTTTCAAGAGCAAAGATTAGAAATGTCTGGTGCTGTCAGATTCTTAGAAGACAGCAACGGTGGAAACTTTGTCAACTTACGTGCACAAGACAGTATAGACAACAATTTTCAACTTTTACTTCCTAATGTACAAGGTTCTGCAGGAGAGGTATTGAAAATTGATAGTGTTGCTACTGTTGATGGTCTAAGTACTGCAACTCTAGCATTTGCTGCTGCTGGTGGTGCTGCTAACTCTTCAAAGAATGCTTTCACAGTTACAGCTAGTATGAATGCTGGGAATGTTTTGAGTAATGATGCAAATGGTGGTACTAAGTTTGATGTAAGTGCTGTATCTTCTGCAAACGCCGCAAATGCTATTGACGTATACTTGAATGGTCAGCTTTTGGTTTCTAGTTCTGACGCATATGTTGGTTACAACGCTTCATCAACTGGTGACTATGTAATGGATCATACCTCTATGTCTACAGCTGATTTTAAATTTAGTTTTGGACTGGAAAATGATGATATTGTACAGATCATTGTAAGAGCATAATTTTTTATAAAAATTATTAAAAAGTATGGAATGAGGTGTTTACGCACCTCATTTTTTTTGTATGATTTTTTATTTTAATAGAGAGGGTGACGTATGGATAACGTTAAATTGTTACATGATTCAATTCAAAAAATAGAAATTTCTCAATCAGAAGAGAATAATGCTGAAAATATTTTAAAAGAAGTATCGAAAAAAGTTTTGCAAATTGCTCAAAGCGGAATTGGTGCTGCTAACACTAGTGATTCTATCGATAAAAAAATAGAAATCTTGGCTAATTCACTTGGTGATGTTGTTGCAGCTGTTGATGATCGTTTAGCTACGATTGTGGAAGTCAATAAAAAATATAAAAATCAGATAGCAATATTGGAAGAGGTGCTCGGTAAACTCGAACAAAGTCAAAAAAAAAATGATGAGAGTGAATAGAGCTATTGAGTTGAATAGAGACAGACCTAGAAAGCTATATAAATCGCGAGCTGGTGTTGGTGAAAGGCCGGTTAAAATTAGTGATATAAGAAAGATGAAAGTTGTTAGTTAAACACGCAATTTTCATCTTTTGTATAATTAAGATCTAGTAGGATTTGTTGTTATGGCTGGTATATTAAATAAAAAACAAAGAATAATGGATGTTATTATTACGCAAAATGGTAGAAGACAGCTGCGTAATGGTACTTTTAATGTAAAATATATAAGTTATTCTGATAGAGACATAGAGTATATAAGTGATGATGGCAAAACTGCTGCTGATGTATCAAACCATATTTCATTTGAAGCCTTTAGTAATGTTTATGATACTATTATACCTGAGATAGATAACATCGATGGTACGATTAGCTATGAACAAACATCAAATTTTATAATAAAAAATGGATTCTTGTTAAAACAAACAGAAGATGGAAATTTCCCGGTTACTGGTTCAGGTGATTTATATGATGCTTCTGAAGAGATATTCAGTAAAAGTCTTGATGCGTTTTATAAACTAGATGCATTAGGCGTTGATGATGAGTTAAGTGGCATTGGTGAGTTTGCTATAGAAACCAACGGTAATAGATATACGCCAGCAGTTGTCAGCCCTTTAGAGGAAGTTGATGTTTTTAATGCACCGGGTTTGTTGAATGACAATAAATTTAGAAACAGTTTAACTCATGCATATATGCCACCGGTATTCAAAGCTTCAAATGGCAGTATGCAAAGCTTCGGCAAATTTAAAAATCTTTTATCTCAAAACAAGGATCTAGATTTTAACGATTTTTATGAAAAAGAAAAATTGGCAGAGAAAAATTTTACTGCAGTAAAAATAACTAACAATACTAATTATAATGATTTGTTAGGTCAGGTATTTGAAATTGATACGCAGAATAATGAGCTAAATAAATTAGTGTTGCTAGAAGTTGGATCATTTGGAGATCCATATGGTAACCCTACACATAAGATATATTATGCTGGAAAGCTTTTGTATGATAACAGAGGGTATCAGAAATTTATAAGAATATTTACAATAATTTTTGAGAAATAATATGGGCGCACCACAATATGGATTAGTCACTGTAGAAGAGTTAATTGAAGAAGCTCGAGAAGAAGGGAACTTAGGCGATCTGCTGTCTGAATTAGAAAGTTTTTTGGGCACTATTGACGTAATGGATAAAAAAACCATAGTCGGACAACAAGTGTTAATTGATTTATATAATAAGGTAGTTGAATTTATTTTGGAAAAATATTCTTTAGATTTTGATGTCAACTTATCAGAAGGTGTAGGATTACCACCTACATTTACCAATGATAATACTATAGACACATTAGGATTGGCTTACAAAGAATATCAATCTGAAGGTTATAGCACAGCTGTAAAAAATATATCGACAATCACTAATAGGGAAAGTTTAAAAAAAAGGATTACTGTTAACAAAAATATAGACTTTAATATTTACTCGTCAATTAATTCTGGGCCTTTTAATTTTACGGAAACTGAGGTTTTAAATTTTTACAATAATAAAGGAACAGCCGTACTAGATTTTAATAAAACAGATAGAACTCAAGATATCCGTGTCAGTCCAGTGATTAGTAGAAATTTTAAAACTTTTACAAATTTATCTTCTAACTTTAATCATGAATTACCTTACACGTTAGGCACACAAACGGAAAGTTTAGACTTCAATATTGGTCCTGGTTTTTTACCAGCAATTAGATTCTCCGGTACCATAAATCAGCTTAGATCAAGCGGCTTAGAGTTAATTTTTGCCTTTATCGATACTGGCAACAACAATGCTGTAGCGGAACAGTTTGCTGGTGTAGAGTATGAAATATATTTTGTAAAAAACAATAAAAAATACAAAATTAATCTTCAAAATAAACCATCTCTCCCCTTTGACAAATATGCCGGCGTAAAAATACTAATCGATGATATTCAGAAAGTTTACAACTACAATGTAAATCGAACACAAAATATAACATTTGAAATAAACTTTAAAAGATTGCCTAAAACCTATAAGAGACAAGTCTTAAAATGTTTATGGCAAACTGACAGCAACACTAGTGCGACATTGGCTAAAACAAAATCTGCAGATGGAATTTTAGTAAATTTAGCAAACCCTTGGCTTCCAAATAACATTGATGAATCAAAACTTGTTGTTGTAAATGAATCTATACTTACATCAATAAAAGACAAAAAAGAACTTTATTTTTTAGACATAAAACAACACGACAAA